GACGAACGGCGTGGTCAGCACCTGCTCTACGACCGGGTGGCGACCTTGCACGATGCGCATGCACGGCTCGCTGACAAAACGCGGGCAGTTCAGGTCAAGGTTCAGTGCACGTTCGGCCAGGTTGCTCAGAACATCCAGTTCGGCCAGGGCGCTGGCGGTGTCCTGCAGCGGCGCCAACTGGCTGATCAGGTCTTCAAGCAGGTTTTCATAGAGCATCTTCTCCCGAGCCAGGGCGCGGCTCTTCGCCGACAGCGCCTTGTCTTCGAATTCTTTCAGTTCGGGAGTGATAAACCGTTCGGCACCTTTCAGTGTCTGGCGACGTTGATAGTCGATCGGCGCCGACTCGGCCTGCTTGCTCGGTAACTCGATGAAATAACCGTGCACGCGGTTGTAGCCGACTTTCAGGTTGGCCAGGCCGGTACGGGCTTTCTCGCGGGCTTCCAGGTCAATCAGGAATTGCCCGGCGTTCTCGCTCAGGGCTTGGAGCTCGTCCAGCTCGCTGTCGTAACCGGTCTTCAATACGCCGCCGTCGCGGATGATTGCCGGCGGGTTGTCGATGATGGCTTTTCCCAGCAACGCCGCCAGTTCCGGGTAAGTACCGGCCGTGACCGCGAGCTGTTGCAGGTGCGGCGTATCCAGTTCGGTCATCGCCGCTTGCAATTGTGGCAAGGCTGCGAGGGCATCACGCAGGCGCGCCAAGTCACGCGGGCGCGCATTACGCAGACCGATACGCGCCAGGATGCGCTCGATATCGCCGATTTCCTTAAGCTGTGGCTGCAGCTTTTCAAAGCGATAGCCGTCCAGCAGGCAAGTAATAGACGTCTGACGCGCCTGCAGCACGCTCAAATCGCGCAACGGACGGTTCAGCCAGCGGGTCAGCAAGCGGCTACCCATGGCCGTCTGGCAACGGTCGACCACCGATTGCAGGGTGTTGTCACGCCCGCCGGCCAGGTTGGTGTCCAGCTCCAAGTTGCGACGGCTTGCGCCATCGAGCACCACGGTATCGTCCAGACGCTCATGACGCAGGCTGCGCAAATGCGGCAGGGCCGTGCGCTGGGTTTCCTTGGCATAGCCCAGCAAGCAACCTGCTGCACCGATGGCCAGGGTCAAGGTTTCACAACCGAAGCCTTTAAGGTCCTGCACCGAGAACTGCTGGCACAGGCTTTTCAGCGCCGAATCACGTTCGAAGTCCCACGGCGCACGGCGCTTGGCCCCACGGCGTTTTTCCGCCGGCAGATCCTTCGGCCAATCATCCGGGATCAACAACTCCACGGGGTTGATACGCTCCAGCTCCGCCAGCAGGTTCTCCCAGCCTTTGATCTCCAGCACGCTGAAGTTGCCACTGGTGATGTCCAGCACCGACAGGCCGAACAGGCGCTCGTCGCCCAACACCGCGGCAATCAGGTTGTCGCGGCGCTCATCCAGCAGCGCCTCATCACTCACCGTCCCCGGCGTAATAATGCGCACCACCTGACGTTCCACCGGCCCTTTGCTGGTGGCCGGATCGCCGATCTGCTCACAGATCACCACCGACTCGCCCAATTTCACCAGTTTGACCAGATAGCCTTCCAACGAATGGTAGGGAATCCCACACATCGGAATCGACTGCCCTGCCGACTGCCCGCGCGCTGTCAGGGTGATATCCAGCAACTTGGCGGCCTTCTTCGCGTCTTCGTAGAAGATCTCGTAGAAGTCGCCCATGCGGTAGAACATCAACTGATCAGGGTGCTGGTTCTTGAGGCGCCAGTACTGCTGCATCATTGGAGTGTGGCTTGAAAGGTCTGTCATACGGGGCTTTCGGCTCTACCTGTCTATTTGACAATTCACATCTGTCTAATACTACAGGGATTTTTTGGGCATTGTTGGCGGCAGGCCTACGTTGATTTTGCGCAGGCGCAGATAACGTTGCGTCATCTTGGCGTCGGTGTGGCCACCGAGCTTCTGTGCGTCGTTGCCCTGGTCGTCGGTGTCGGAAAGCGACTTGGCGCGCAGGTCATGGAGGCTTGCATCCTCGACGCCGGCCTTCTTGCAACTGATCGCAAACGCATCTTTAACCGAGCTGTAGTGCACAGGCTTTCCGCCGCGCGGCGAGCAAAACAACGTGAGACCGCGGATCTTCCGTGGAAGCGCCTTTGCACGGGCTATCAGGTCTTCCAGGTCTGGTGTCATCTGCACCAGCAGTCTCGCGTTCGTCTTCTCCTGTTTGAATGCGATGCCCTCGGGGCTGATGTCGGCCAGCCGGATGGCCAGCACGTCACCGATGCGTTGGCCGGTCAGGTAGCACATCTCATAGATGACTCGCATGTTGTCGCTTGAGTTGGCGCAGATCGCCTGGAACTCACCGTGGGTGATGTACCGGTCGCGCTTGTGCTCCAGGTGCCGCCGCACGCCGATGCACGGATTCGAATCGACAATCTGCTGCTCCAGAGCGTAGGTAAACACCGCCCGCAGTACCGAGATAACCCGGTTCGACATGTTCGGCGTGTCCGCCATGTGCAATTTCAGCGCGACGACGTGTCGTTGAAGCACCTCGCGCGGCTCGAAGTCAGCGAAGGTCTCCTTCAGCCGATCGCAAGCCGCCTCGTACTGCTTGAGCGTGTTCGGCTTCAGCGGCGGCTTCGTCCTGGCGCGCATGTGTTCGAGCGCGTCGTCGATCAGTTTTGGCATTCCGCCCATGCTGCGCTTGTCCAGAAGCATGGCGTACTCAGCGAGAGATGCCTGAAAATCCGTGCCAAGGCGCACCCACTTGCCCTTGCGGACTAAGTAGTAGGCGCCGTGCTTCTGGTACATGCACGCCGGCAGGTGCCGGTCCTTCTTGCGCGGTCTCATCTATCTCACCTCAGCACAGCCGCAACTCCGGCCCCTTCCTTGATTGAATACCACCCAGTCGCCCGATGACAACTTGGCGCAGCACCTTTGGGTGCCCATCACCACCTACCGCAAACCCGTAGCGTTCGGCGGTCAGCCATTTTATCTGCGCCCCCGGCTTCTTATAGCCGGTCAGGTCGGCAACTTCCTCTGCTGTTAAAAACATTCCTACCTCCCGCCCACCGTGGGCCGCGCTGTCTTGATGATGTGGATTGCCAGGCCGAAGTTGATCAGCAGCCAGGCGCAAGTGCCGGCGAAGGCGTAGATCAGTGCCGCGGTGGTGCCGGTGCCAACAAGGTCAGGTCCGAGCCAGAAAAACCAGCCGATGGTTCCGACCAGGTACAGCAAAGCGCCCAGCACAATCAGGGTGAGTTTCGTTGCGAACATGGGGTGTCCTTGCCGCGCTGGGCGGCAGAAGGTGGGTTACAGGTTTACGAACTGGCTGTTTGGGTCGAAAGGCTTGCCGTCAGGATCAGGGACCAGGGCCGGCACATTCTTTCGGATGAACTCCTCAAAGCACTGCGGGCAACTGATCGTATTAGCAGTGCGAAGTTGGGTGTGCCCGGTGTATCCGCACACCAGGCACTTCATTGCCGTCGGAATAACGTAGGTCATAGGAATACCTCGCCCGCCGCTCACCGGCAGGCATGTAGGGGGATTGGGGTTTAGGCGAGTTCTGCAGGGACGCTGATGGTGTCGCCGAACGCAGTGGCTACGATCGCGCGGCAGGCAGCAATGAGGTGCGTCGTCCCTTCACAAGCCTTGTAATGCAGCGCACTGGTAAGCGCGACAATCGGCTCATTCCCGTGCTCATCTTCTGGCCCGGTGCCGATGGTCACAAAGCTGATGCGGTGCTTGTCGATCAGTGAGCCGCCTTGGCTCCAGTCGCTGGAGTAAGCAGGGCATGGGTTGGAATAGTTGGGGCTTTCGGCAATCCGAAGCCTCGGCTTTTTTATCTGCCAAAGCCGTTGTTTTTCGTAGTCGGTGAAATCGCCAGGCTGTAACTCAGCCATCTGCTCAGCAACCGTGTGGACAAATACAGGTAGGCCGATTGCCTTGGCAACTGCCCAGTCCAAAGCCTGGCCTGTAAGGTCGGCGACTCTCACTTCAGTCTTTGCATTCATGGCCTTGGCCCCTTGTAGATGAAGACGTAGGCGAACCAGGGGGTGGCGATCATGGCGTCACCCGCTTGAACTCGACCACCCAGACCCACGGGTTCGATTGCCATGCGTGCGGTCCATTGATGGAATTCCATAAGTCGCTGAATGCTTCTTTGGCAGTCGGCCATGGCGTAACGAGGTCTCCAGGGCCTTCTCGACTCACCCACGTATCGCTGCCGTCGCGCATCCGGCGGACGCCCTCGGCCTTGGCCTGGTCTTCGCTGATGTCCTGCAGCCGCTCGACGCGCACTTCTGTGATCTCCAGCAGGATGCGGCTGGCCCAGCGCGGCATGTGGATGCTTGGCTTCCATGTGGGCTGCTCCTGCTCGTACGGCGCCAGACCATCAGCGGCGTACACCAGCTCTCCGTCCTCGCGTGACTGATCAAGGTCATGCATATCGGCAGGTTGCAGGTATGGCCCTTTCTGGACTTCGAAGTGATCGCAGTACCAGGTCTCGCGAACCCAAAGCCGGTCGCCGGTCTGGCCGTGGGGGCAGCGGTTGATGTCTTTTCCGGTCTCCCACCAAGCTCCCATTGGATTGCCAGATGCGCAGGTGGTGTGTGCATGTGCGCTGGGTTGAGGTTTGCACACCCGCCGCGTGACCGTCTTCCGGCCTTCCAGGATGGCGCGCACCATCGGCGCCGAGAACAGGATCGGCCGTTCCTTTACTTGAGACATGAGTCGTCCTTGCCGCTATAGCGGCTGACTTTGAAGGGGGAGGGGTTACAGGTTTTGCGGGTGGAGTACGGATGTACTCCTATGCGTTTTCGGGCTCTTCAGCAACCAGCGCGTTGCCACAGGAATGGCAGAAGCGCATGCCGTTCTGCTCCGGCGTGCCGTCGTTGAGCATCCACTCTTGGCCGCAGGCGGTGTGCCAGGAGAAGGCCCCAAACTTCCAGGTGCAGGTGGTAGGGGTGAGAATTCCCTCCGTTTGCTTGAGTACGTCCAGGATGTCTCTCAAGTATCCGGTGGCGATTGACGGCTGCCCTTCCGAGCACTGAATCAGCCTGATAACAAACGCTATCCCCGCATCCGCCCGCTCATCCGCTGCGGTCAGGAGCTGTTGCAGGGCCGCGATCTTCTCTCGTCCAGCCGCTTCACGCGCCAGGAAGATCGAGTAAGCCTCCTGCGATACGCGCACCGATCGCCCGTCGATTCCGAATTCCACGCCGGCGGACTCTTCCGGCACTGCAATATGTGTGTCTGGAGCAGGCGCGGCGGCGATCATGGCGGCCCAGCACAGTTTCGCGCGGAAGGCTGCTTGCTGGCAGCCGCTCATCTCCTGGTATGCGTCCCACACCTTGTAATCGGTGAAGCATTCATTTGGGGCCGACTCAAATCCGTGTATCACCATGGTTTCGGTCGGCTCGACCGGTACCAGTTTCCATTGACTACTCATGCAGCGCGCTCCCGTCAGTTATCCGAATCGGTGTAGGTGCGCCATGGCACCTTCACGCCGTTGACCAGAAAGCCCCAGTCACCGCGCCACTTGCTGGTGATGAACAGGGTGTAGACGCCGCCGGGTGAGACCTCGTCGATACGGTGGTACTCGCCGTGATTGAGGCGCGCGGTGTCGCCAGGCCTCCGACTCTTCATTGACAGCTTGCAGAGATCGTCCTGCTCTTCCCGCCACAGCAGAGGAAGGCCTGGTGTCAGCATTTCGAAGTAGGTCGCAGGATCTAGCCGTTGTTCGGTGTACCAGCCGCGCAGGATGATCGTGCGGGCGTTCCACGGGTGGTCGTGCAGGTCCCGGTCTTCGTCGTGCCGCATGATGTGGTGGATGCGGACCGACCACGGGAACCACCACAGCGCGGGTTTGTGCGTTTCGCGGGAGTAGGGGTTGAACAGCCACCAGCGGCCCATGTACATCTCGGCGCCGTCGGCGGACATGATGTGCAGGTACGGGGTGCGCTGGGCACGGGTGATGAGCCAGGCGGCAACCGCCGGGCGCGCAAGCAGCTTGGCGACGAGGTGCCAGAACAAGTTGATCACGGGGAGTCCTTGCCGGGCCATGCCCGGGCGGTGGAGTGGGGAAGTTATGCGGCGTGCGCTTGGCGTTCTTCGGCCCGCCACGGATCGTTGGCCCGCGCCAGTGCAGCCATCGGCGGTGGGCTGACGCTGTTGCCGCACATGTGCACCTGCTGGGTAACGGTAAAGGGCTTGCCGTCTGCGCCGTGGGTGATGTGGTAGTCCGCTGGGAAGCCCTGTGCCTTGTATAGCTCCGCTGGCTTGAGCATTCGCAGGCAGATGTCGACGATCACGTAGGGCGTGCCTTGAACCATCACCGTGACCAGGGCCAGCCGGTCCTTGGTGGTGATGGTCGGTGACGGCGCATCGCAAGCGCTGACGTTCTCGGTGCCGTAGTAGCTGATCAGGAAGGCAGCGACCCGGAGGGCGCCGGCTTCGTGCTCTGGCGAGAGAGTGAGCGACACCAGTGAGCTCTTGCCCCCACCACCGGCGGTGATGGTCGGCGCCGGCTCTTCCAGGCCTTGGCCCACGCTGCCGCCGAATGCCCGCTCCATAAAAGCGCTGACCAACCCGTGGTGCTGGCCGCCGGCGCTTATGGTGTGCAGCGGGTCATTCGTATCCCGTGCATCACAGTTGCCACGCATGTGCACCAGGTGGGCAGTCGTCAATGCATGGTGTTGACCGGTTGTCACGGTAGGCACAGGGCAATCAAGGTCAGTTGGTGCGTGGCCCGTGGTATTCGTTACCAGCGTGGCCGTCACCAGCTGCTGCTGGCTCCCTGTGTTGGTCACTGTGGTCATCGGGTCGCGGATGTCCTTGGCATGCACGGTGTTGAAACCGCCATTGGCCTGGATCATAACCGCGGCGCTGACTGACTGGCCCCCGCCGCTGGCGGTAACCGTGCCTACCGGGCCGCAGATATCGTTAACCCCGTGGGAGCGGCGCTTGTTCACGCCGGAACCTTCGCCGTGGCCGGCCTGGACGATGCAGGCCGATGCAACTGCACGGTGGCTGCGAGTCATGAGTGTGCCGATCGGCTGAGCTGCTGATACGGGGTGCCCTGCATACACAGGCCCGCCAGCACCAACCATCACAGGACTGATCAGCGTCAGTTCGCCACGATTTGCGCAGGTCACCGTAGGCAGCGGGTCGAGCGGGTCATTAATTCGGTCGCTGCCCTGGTGCGTTGCTGGCGCGATCACCGGGCTGACCACGGAGAAGGCGCCACCCTTTGGATAGGAGGTGACTGTGCGCAGCGGCTCATTGGCAGACTGCACCGACTCACCCGACCAGTTCGCAATCGGCACAATAAACGGCGCCGGGTTGTCGATGACGAATTTCTTCATGCCCTTGGCGACCCGGCGCAACGTTGCGTCGGCCAAGTCCTTCTTGCGGCCGAAGATGCTTTTCCCCAGGTCGGTGAAGTCGATGCAGCCAGCGGCGGTTTTCCACTTCTGCTGGCCCTTGACGGGATTCTTCGCGTGAGTAGGCTCTGGCCATACGATCGGCCGGCCATCGCACCGGGCGATCATGAAAAGGCGCTCCCGGCTGGTCGGTGCACCGAAGTCGCATGCCCTGATCACCTTCCACTCCACGACATAACCCATCCCTTCCAGCAGCGCCACGAACCGGCGCCAGGTGCGGCCACGCTGCTTCGGATCAGGGACCAGGAACTGGTTCGATACCGGCACTTGCTCGCCCGGTGCGGCGATCCGGTTGGTGGTCTTTCCCTTCTTCGTCGGGTGCGGCACCTGGTCCAGGGTCACCACCCGCCCGGTGGCCTTGTCACGCTTGGCGATCAATCGGCCCCACTGCAGGATCTGCTTTACGTTTTCCAGGCTGATCACCCGGGGCCGCTTCTTCCCGCCCCACTTGAGGCCGATCCACGACAGGTTGCGGATCTCACGCTTGCGCGGCTGGCCGCCGGCCGCCTGGCTGTGGTGGGTGCAGTCCGGTGACATGTGGAACCAGCCAACGGCCTTCCCGCCGCATTCGGTGTCCGGGTCACCATCGAACACGTCAGTGGTGAAGTGCTTGGCGCCTGGGTGATTCACGGTGTGCATGCTGATCGCTTGCGGGCTGTGGTTCTTCGCCACGTTCACCGCGCGGCCCAGGCCCATTTCCAGGCCGGTGCCGGCGCCGCCGCCACCACAGAAGAAGTCGACAACGATCTCATCGTCCTGAGGGTTGAAGCCGAGTCCGTATTGGGTTTTGAAATCGAAGGGGTGTTTCTTCTGTTGTGCGGACATAGGGGATCCTCGCCGGCTGGCGTGATTCGTTGATATGGGGTATTAGGGGTGACCGGCATGGAGCCGGATCAAGGAGAAATGCGTGTCAAATAAATACTGGCAGTCTGAACTGTGGGGTGAGCATGAAGACGATGTGTATGCCATGCGCAGAAGCCCAGAAGAATTCCTATTAACTGTTAGGGTTCGTGAGTTCGGACCACATAACCGAAGCATGCTGACGCAAGTATTTCACCCGAGCGGGGCTAAGCATTCTGAACACGTTTTCGACGTTTCTGATGATTCAGACGAAGAAGCAATGCAGCATGGATTTAACCACGGTGCATGGCTGGCCAAAGGAGCGAAGCCTCGCTAGCCTGATAGTCTTGGCTCGATGATCTCGTCGCCTGGGTCTTTCTGGATGGCCATCAGACTTTTATTGCGGAACTCCCGCGCCACGTTTTGCGATATCTCGATTTCGTGGCGCGGCGGATTCAGAAGCGGCTGGCACTTCGCGGCGCCCATCGCGTGCAAGTGATGAATCATTAGCGTCATCGCCTCGCCCTGCTCAGTAATGCCTGACCACTCCATCAGGTCGGCCAGAGCCTGGCGTGTGCCGGGGCGAACCCTGAGCCTCAATTCCTCTTCGGCATTCGCCACGCGCTTCCTGGCGGTTTTCGCCGAGCGCTCCTGCACAGTCTTGGCCATGGCCTACCTCTTCTATTCCGCTGGCCGGCAGTGCGAGCCAGGTTTGACGTTTGCGTTGCTGGGTACGGGCTATGCGGCGCATGAATCGACCTTCACCTGGTGCCAGGCACCGACCGCTTCGAAGATCCGCGCTGCGTGCGCCTCGTCCAGCGACATCACTTCGGGAATGGCAATCCAGCCCGAAGCCACCATCTGGCTTTGATTGGCCTCGTCGCGCAGCTTCTTGTAGCAATGCTCGATCACGTCTTCCAGGTGGTCTGAGAGGTAAACCCCATCGGGAGCCACCTCCACCGACTTGCTGTAACGGTCGCCGCAGGCGTCGATGCAGAGAGCGCTCAGGTAGATCGTCCACCGGTGAGGGATGCCGCAGACGGCCTGGCCTATCTTCCCCGGCGCGATGTTCTTGAGCGATTTGTAGTTGATCATGCCCTGGCGGCCGCTGGGATCAATGTTCACCACCGCGACGTGGTTGGCAGCCAGCAGCGACCGGCATGACCGGTCAATGCGGGCTTTGAGGTTGTGAGGTTTGCGCTTGCTCATAAAGCCTCCGCGAGTTTGCGCAGCGCTTCACGCTCGGCCCGGGTAATGGGCGGCTTGCGGCGCTTGAGGATGGTTGCCGGGTCGATGAATTCCGAACGCTTCGCCGGGTCTGGATTGATCGCCGGGCTATCGCCGATGGTGAGCTTGCCGCCGGCGGCCAGGTGCCGACGGACCTGACTGGAAAGCTCCAGCGCTTTCTCGCGCCGAAACTCGATGTCCGATTTCAGGTTGCTGATCATGATCAGGCTCCTAGGCGGTGGGCTTGCGCCCGGGCTTTGTCTGCGACTTCATCAACCATCCTGCCAAGCTCAAGATTGAACTGGACCAGCTCTTGATGAAGCATCGCGATGTACTCCTCATCGCGCTCAATGGTCTCGATATACAGCCGGCAGTCTTCATCCTGGCGTGGATCGAATGACAGGAAATCCCACCACTCCCGGCCCGTGACGAACATGCAGCCCTGAACCTGCGGCTTATGTTCCTCGGGCATGCCTTCGAGCCAGGTGCGGACGTGGACGGCCTCATTGAATGGGCATTTCGACTCGATACCCCCGTCCTCGCCAATCAATCCGTCCGGCGAACAGCCCAGCCAGTCGTATTTTGGATGAACTACGAAACCCGACTTGATGACGCTATTACCAGTCAGGATTTCGTAGAAGTCGTGGCTCGACTGCTCAACCTCTGTTCCCCAGGCCATCGACTTGCTGCTGACCGAATGTTTCGATCGGTTGGCCAGGCGCTCAAAAGCCAGCTCGCGCATGTAGGTGGTACGGGCTGCAAGCGGCTTGCGTTTGCCGTGTTTGTCACGGTCGCCCCATGCAATAACATCCTTGAATCGGCTGGCGGTCAGTCGCCCGCTGCGGTCTTGGTGCCACTGCTCGGTGCGCTGAAGGTCTACAGAGGCGTTCATTGAGCATCGTCCTGAGTATCGACGCTGGCAGCAGCGTCGGCGCTGTCGCTGACAGTTGTGAACTCGGCGTCGATGGTTTGTGCAATAGCCTTCAGTTCGCCGTGACGGGTCACGCCAATGGCGCCGCGCTGCTGTGGTTTCAGGGCTTTCCAAGCTTTTTCATACCCTTCAATACCCTGCTCTTGAGCGATTTTTTTCAGCTGTTCGAAAAGATCGGAGGTCGCATCTGTTGTGTCGCCCTGCGGTACTGAGGCGGCACCTACGTCAGCAGGCTTTTCGCTGGTAGATCTCGGGGTAACGTCTGTTTCTGGAAGCGTATAGCCATCGTCCAGCTCTTCGCGTGTGTACACGCCCAGGATCACGTCAGGGCAGTACAGGCGAGCCCATTTTTTGAGGGCCAGGTAGGCGATCTGCTGCTTCGGATCGTCTGCCCACAGCGTCGAGTTCCGGGTTCGTGCCTGAGTCATCAAGGTGGTCAGTTCGCGCGGGGTATCCTCGCCCACGAACGTAGCCCAAACGCGGACGCCCAACCCTTTCTCGTCATTAATGTTCCAGTTTGGGACGCGGTATTTCTTCGGCTGCCCGTGGTCATCCGTTTGTTTTTTGCTCTCAATCTCGCGGAAATTTCCAATGATCTTGTCCCAGTCGCCAAACCACTCGTAGTGGATTCGATCAATGGTCGGGGCTCGCGTCGTGATGACCGCGTTGACCAGCTGGGCTTCATAGCTCAGTTGGCCGCCGTTGACGATGAAGGTCTTCTGCGCCACTTGGAATGGGTTCATTCCCCACTGCATGGACTGCATGATCACTGCCATGCAGTCGGCGGTGTTGCCGTGAAAGTGCTTCGGCAGCGTGGTTTTGCCCCCTGCCATGATGCCCGCGAGCTCAGTCATCGACTGCATGCTGTCGCGGTTGAGGATCAGCCCTGTCGGGCTGGTGTCCATTGGCACTGTAGAAATCTGGGTTTGGGCGTTCATTGTTAACTCCATAGCCGACGACTTTGGTCAGCCTCCGGGGTGGCTTCAGGGTTCTTTAGAACGACAAGGCGCGCAGCCAGGCAGAGGCCTCGTCATTGCTGACGCAGAAGGCCATTGCTACGACCTCGACCACTTCGCTGGCGCTTGGAATGTTCGAGTCAGCGAATGCGTCCGCCGCTGGGGCAGAATCAACTGCTGCTAGGACCGATTGTGCTGGGTCAGCAATCACTGGAGCCGCAGCAACAGTCGCTGCTGGTACGGGCGCAGCAGCCTGGGCACGCAGACGGGCCAGCTCTTCCTGGTCGCGCTGATACTGCGCGTCACGTTCACGCTGCTGGCGCTGTTGTGCTTCAATGTCGCGGCGTTGCTGGTCCAACTCGTCCTGTTGCTTCTTCAGGCGGAGACGATCTTCCTCGGCTCGCTGCCTGCGTAACTCTTCAGCTTCGACGTCGGCTTTGCGCTGCTTTTCACGCAGCTCGTCCAGCTCTTTCTGCTGGGCCAGAAGCTTGGCAGCGGCTTCCTCACGGTCAATTGCAGCCTTGTGCAGCGCCTCTAATTGCTCAATTGCGTTGTCGCGAGCGATAGTGCCTTCGGCTTCAAACTCGCCGTATTCCTCGGGCAGAATTACCGAGTCTTTGACATTCTGGAGTACGCTAGAGACGTCGGCAGCGCTGCGGCTTGCGTATGCGGCAGCGACAGAGCTGAAGCGAGTAATCTTTGCCCGGATGGCTTCGATACGCTCAGCCTCGACACGCTCGCGTTCTGCCTTGGCATCAGCTATGCGCTTTTCTTCAGCCTTGATTGCTTCGTCAACAGGAGTCTCGATTGCCAAGACTCTATCTTTCAGCGTCTCGCCGAACTCCTTTACCTGGTTGACGCGAGCCTGGGCGTCTTTAACCGCCTGCTGGTAGGGAACCAGTGCCGTTTTCGTGGTGTTGGCTAGGGCATAACGCACGTCGCGGATATCGACGCGCACTTCCTTTGCATTCGCCAAGCCTTCGCTGGTCGAGCAGTCGACCACCAGCTTCCCGTAGGTTGTCTCTAAGCGTACGATTTGCTCCTCATGCGGCCGATACTCCGCGATGTCTGTGACGGCGACAGCGGGGGCAACGGACTTCTTGGATTCTTCGGTTTCGCTCATCTCGAGCGATTCTTGTGCGGGTGCTTTTTTAGGATTGGTGGACATGAAGATCCCTCGCCGCGCCTGGCGCAGCATTGAAAATGTTGTGGTTGGGTGGGGCGCCGCCGTTAAGCGTTGGAAACGATAGGGGCGTTGTAGTTGGCGTAGATCTTGTCGATGCGCGCCCGGAAGTAGCGATGTTCGCTGTCGTCGATAACGCGCAGCATGAAGGCCAGGGTGACGCACGATGTAGCAGCTGAACTGGCATTAGGCTTGCCCAGGTCGCGGATCATGTTTTCGATCTCGCCCTCGATCCAGCTCACAGCGTTCTGATGATCTCGCTGTGCGACGTTCATTCGGCACCTCCTACTGGCGGGCAGATAAGCTCCATTTGAGCCATAGCGGCATCTATGCGCAGCTTGAGGCTGGCGCGCTCTTTGATTCGCCTAGCCTCGCGCTCAGCGAGGTCGTCAGCCGTGTACTCGTGGAACAGGTCGACGTGCTGCTTCTTGCCAAAGTTGGGCAAGTCCCAGCGCCTGTCGGATTCTCTGGCCTGGGCGCTATCCGCGTAGCTTGTTGGCATCGTGGGTCTCCAGTCGCCGAGCCAGGGCGCAGGCTTCGTTGTGGTTGCGGCGAAACCCCTTCACCTTGCCGGTGGACGAGTCGACGACGTGGAAGAACTCATTGCCGGCCGGGATCACCCGAAACAGTGGCGAAGTCTTCGGTGCACTGGAGCCGACCAGGCCAAGGCAAAGCGCCAAGGCCATATTGCGGCGCTGATTCATTGCGAGCGCTACATCGCAATAAGCGTGCTGACTTTGATTCATGGTCGCCTCCAGGGTGGCGTTATTCGGTGGGTATCGGCTTGAACAGCTCGATCTCGTCGATTGGGTAAGCGCCGTTTTGCTCGCCGTAAAACCAGCGCTTACTGTCGTTCAGCTCGGTTACCTCGACGCACGCTTGCTCAACGCCATCCAAAATCATCAGGTACGAGGCGCCCGGTTTGGCGTCTGGCAGATCTTCAACCTTGATCCAATCGCTCATGGCGACCTCCAGTGTTTGGGGTTAGGCGGCTTCGGCTTTCGGCTCGTCCTTGTCGTACTTCTCGCCGCAAAACATGCAGTAGCTGCCGAGCATCGACATGTCCTGCTTCTTGCGCTGGAACCCGTCGCCTTTCTTCTTGGGTACTTCGTACTCGATGTGTAGGTTCAGCTTGTTCTTCATGCTAACGGTGCCGCCCAGGAGCCAGGCGAACCCTTGCAGCTCGACGGAGAAGTCTCGGGATCCTTCTGGCAGCTTGGCGCGAATCTTTTCCCTTGCTGCCGATTCAACTTCGGTTGCGCAGTTGCACATGGTTATTTCCTCTGTGGGTTCACCTGTATTCGTCAACACTCATGCCTCCCGCTGGTTGCCGATGGGCGCGGGGGGAGGAGTGCTGACGGGTATAGGCGGGAAGGGTGGTTCCGCATGTGCGGGCTGCTGCTACCTTTCGGCTCCCTCCCGGTGGGATGTGCAGTGGTCCCCGGGGAATTCTGTTTGCCGCGCCGCTTACCAGGTCATTCGCCAGTTCGGTCAACACCTCGACAGCCGTATGGGGTACCCCATCGTTGGCAGGCTTTCGGGCCTGTCTGTCGCCGGTCACCAGTAGTGGCAGCGCGTTTTGTTCACCTGACTTCCTCTCGCCCCACAGGTGATAGCCGGGGCTGACCTCCCAGCGAATCGCCGGGTAATCGTGTATGGCGCATGTTGTTAAAGAGCGGTCAGGCCCTGAGGCCCTGGCGAGTCCCTGCTGGGTGACTCGATGGAGTGAACATTACGCGCTGTAATAATCATCGTCAATACTCGACGTAATAAATTTTCAGAAAGGTGTAATAAATTACGCTCAGGCCGGGTGCCGGCCGAACTGCGGGCACAAAAAAGCCCGCTCAGTGGCGGGCCTTTATGAGGGGAGTGCTATTTCTTTTTCGGTGATCTTCGGACGGTGGACCACCAGAACACGCGGCCCAACATTTTGATCTCTTCGCGATACTGATCGGCCGTCATGATCTCGTCGGGGAACTCGTCAGCGTTCTCGCTACGGATGCGGATCGATCCGGCCGGCAACCTATACAGGTACTTCACCCGAAGCATGCCGCCGTGATTGAAAGCATAGATCTCTCCATCAATGACGGATGTGTCAGCCCGATCGAAGCCAATGGCGGCACCGTCAAGGATCAACTTCTCCATGCTATTTCCGCGAACCCTTGCAACCGCCGCATTTTCACACTCAACGCCCGCAGCGCGCAGTGTGGAGTTACTGAATCGTAGCGTTCTATCGACAACTTCCATGACCTCAGTCATACCGTCTCCACCGGCAAACTCAACCTCTGCATAGTAGGGGACTTCGCACTCATCATCCCCAACCGGATCTCCATCACTCCAAACCGCCATATCGCCCAGGTACTCGGCGTTGGCCTCCACGATTCGAGTAACTGGAGGTGCGGTCTCGTTTTTGGGGAACATAGGAGGGAGACCAAGGTAATCCAGCAGTGCGCTCACTTTTTCAAGCGAAGGCTCGCGCCGGCCACCAAGCCAATGCGCGACAGCGCCCTGAGTGACGCCCATCTGCTCGGCGACCTGGTCCTGGGTTATGTCGAGTTCTTTCATTCTGGCCTTTGCCAGTTCGTACCATTTTTTCATGTGCCAATCATTACGCCCTGTATAGCTGCGCACCAGTCACAGTGCGTAATGTCGCTTGCGCAATAAAATTACAGAAAGTAATATCTGCGCAAGAATACGGAGAAACCCCATGTCCAACATGAAGACGATTCGCGAAAAGGTCGGTGTCACCCAAGCCGCCTTGGCCAAAACGGTAGGCCTGACCCAAGGCGCTATCGCTCATTACGAGAACGAGCGCCGCAAGCCAGGCCTTGAAGAGTGCCGACGCATTGTCGACGCCCTCAACTCCAGTGGCGCCGCCGTGACTCTGGATGACGTTTTCCCGCCGACCCCTATTCCGACCCTAGAAGTCGCTTAACCCTTTCGAACAACCAAGGAGCCTCACCAATGGCATACGACGACACACGCCACCTGAAAGACCGGGAGATCAAGTCCCGTTATGACGATGAAACCTACGAAGCGTTAAAGGCCGTGGCCCGCCTGCACAAGTTGCAGCTGGCCGTGTTCGTGCGCATGTGCGTCGAGGAGAAGTTGGAAAGCATCGTTGAACCGAATGCTACCGGTAAACACATGCAGGCCTGAAGGCCCTGAAGGAGGCTATGTGCCTGAAACCACGATCTGCCACGGGATCGACGGGCGCCTCTACGAAAAGCTTGAACGACTGGCGAAGGCAGCAGGCAAGACGCCTGACGAATACGCCGCAGAGCTTGGAGCGGAGCGTTTTTTCGAGAAAACCAGGCCAAGGGGCGCCGGGAAGATCCGGCATCTGCCAACAGCAAGGCGTGATCCGCCGAAGGCCGTATTAGGGCCTGAAAAAGGAGGGACTGATGAAGACCTCAAACCATAAATCCAAATCGCAGGCACAAAAAAGCCGGGGTGCGATCCCGGCTTTTTCACAGCGCTTGCAAATATCGTTTCAATCTGGAGCCGATTATGCACACCTCTAACATTGATGTACAGGCCCTGAATAATCCCGCGCCACGTTTTCTTCAATCGCAAAACGTGGCGCGGACAATGTCATCGCGGGAAATCTCTGATTTGGTTGAGGCACGACACAACGACGTGATCGCAACTATCGAGCGGCTGTTCGCCAAAAACCTTTTACGATCAACTCGTAAAAGCCGTCGAGAGTCCACCGGCGGGCGTCCAGTCGATGTTTATGATCTGACTGAGCGCGATACACATTTGGTAGTGGCGGGCTACAGCGACGAGCATCGGGCGCGAGTTATTGATCGGTGGCAGGAGCTGGAAGGGCAGGTTGTACAACCACAACAGCTCTCGACCATCGAAATCCTGCAGATCGCCATGGAGTCTGAAAAAGCCCGCTTGATGCTCACCGCACAGGTCGAGCAGCAGGCCACCAAGATCCATTCCTTGGAAAACCTGTTCAAGGAAGGCATGACCCACACCCAGTTCTGCAAGGGCCTCAATGGGGTCAACGTCATGCAGGTGGGTAATTACCTGGAATCGCGCAGTTGGCTCTACAACGAGAGCAAGTCCGGTACCCGGCACCGTGTTGGCTCCTACGCGCGCGACAAGTACATGACCGAGCACCAGGTCGAAGTCACCCCGCACGGCAAAGAACCTTTCATCTCCTACACGCCGATCCTGCTGAGGAAGGGCGCCGCACGCCTGTACGACCTGTACCTGGCCGGCGAGCTGCCCATGAAGAAGACCTGGGACGGCCTGTTCACCCACGACAAAGCACTGAGGGCCGCGTAATGGCCGGGGATTGGATCAAAATGCGAATCGACCTTCAGACGCACCCGAAAGTTTTCCGCATGGTGTCCGCATTGCAAGCGGACAGATTGCGGATCATTGGCGGACTGCATGTAGCCTGGAGCATCTTCGACACCCACTCCAGTGACGGGGTGCTGGTTGGGTACACCGTGGACGCCATGGACGCGGTAGTTGGCTGGGCGGGGTTCACCCAGGCCATGATCGACGTGGAGTGGGCATCCGTAAACGAAGGTGGAAGCCTTGTAATGCCTCGCTTTGACGAGCACAACGGTGCCAGTGCAAAGCGCCGAGCCAATGACAACGAAAGGAAAAGAACCACCCGAAAGTCGGAAGGTGTCCGCAAAATGTCCGCACGTGATGCGGACGAAATGCGGACCAGAGAAGAGAAGAGAAGAGAAGATCAAAACCCTCTCTCTGCGCGGGAGTCAGTCGACCCTCGCATGCCAAGCGAAATGACCCTCGACTGGAATCCTGATGACAAGCTGCTGAAGACTTACTCGGTTCACTCTGGCGTAGCGCTGGACCTGTTCACCGAAGAGGCGCGCCGCGCATTCACTGCGCACTACGAGCCACGCGGTCAGGTGAACACCCAGGCTGAGTGGGTGCAGATGTTGGTCAAGTGGGTGCTTAACGATCGCAATCGGGCAGCAGCATCGAACGTCAGGCAGTTCACGCCGCGCCCGAGCAGTGAGCCCGACTTCGACAGCAACGCCTGGGCCGAAGGGCTTGTGGTGAGCCCATGAAGCCAGCCAACCAACTGATGGCGACCATGGGCAACCTGCCCGCCGTGGAGCCTCGCCAGCCTCTCCAGGTGACGCCGCAGACGGCCGAAGTTGTGAATGACCTGTTCCGCCGGCTGCGCGGGATCTTCCCGGCATGGCGCCAGGCCTGGCCATCCACCGAAGCGCTCGACGCCGCCAAGGCGGAATGGATCAAGGAGTTCGCCGACGAGGGTATTCGCACCCTGGAGCAGATCGAGTTCGGTATCCAGAAGTGCCGCAAGCTCAAAAAGCCTTTCGCTCCGAGTGTTGGTGAGTTCATCGCCATGTGCGCACCCGGGCCTGAAGACTTCGGCATGCCGGCTGTTGGTGATGCCTGGATCGAGGCGCTGATGACCACGTACAGCCACGAAGCGGTGAAGCTGGCCGCCGAGGCTACCGGTCTTTTCGATCTGCGCGGTGCCCGCCAAGAAGACAAGGGCCTGCGCGCCAGGTTCGACCGCAACTACGAAATCATCCTCCGCCGCGCCCAGGCCGGCCAGCAGCTCGACGGCCGGATCGCCACCGGCATCGGCCACGACAGCCAGAAGACCGAATTCGAACTGGCCAATGAGCTGGCCGACCAGCAGACCCAGGCGCGAATCCTCCAGCAAGGCATCCCGGCCGACGGCAAGTCCGCCCGTGAGCTGCTGATGGCGAAATTCAAGAACAAGACAACGGAGCAACGGCCATGACCACGATGACCACTCGCCAAGTTATCGCTATGCGGAACATCGCACACGCCTTGAAAGAGTTTTACAGCGACTGCGATGCGCTTACTGCGGACTTCATCTCTCCGGCCTGGATCGAGATCATTGAAGACCGAACTGCGCTGATCTGTGATTGCTGCAACGGGGAAGGGCAGGTCGGTGGACTCACTCCCGACGGCTACAGCAGCGATAAATGCGATCCGTGTGACGGGTCGGGCCTGAAATTGGAGCAGCGGACATGAGCGACTACACAGACCTCCAGAAGGCTGCCGAATACGCCGCCCAGGACGCAATCAAGTTTGCCGACGAAGACGAGGAGATGCGCGCGCTTCAGCAGTTCCACGAAGAGGTTACCCCGGAGACGGTCCGTGCCCTGATCGCCGAGAACAAACGCGTCAAGGCTCGGCTATGCGTTTGCCGCGACTGCGGGGGCCAGGGAGAAGTCTATTCCGGTCACAGTTCCTATCAGGGTCACAACCAGCCGCCAGAACCTGACATGGACGTATGCGGCACCTGCGGCGGGGATGGCGTCCTCGGGCCGCTGGAGGATTTCGAATCGCTTGCTGTCGAGCGAGACCAGCTCAAGGCCGAGAACGAGGCGCTGCGCAAGTCACTGCTGGAGGCGGCTGAAGAAATTGACACCTGGGGCGCCTATGCAAGTGATTACTTCCAAGAAAAGCATGACCTTGCCGGCTGCGTAGCGAAGTTCCATGCGGCTGCCATGGGCAAGGGGGAGCAGTCATGAAACCGATCATCGCTCACCAGATGCAACCGTGTCCGTACAGCTGCGTCTCTACCTGCCTTGCAATGATCGTTGGGCGGCCGGCGCAGGAAGTCATCAAAGAAATGCACCAGCCCTATCGCGACGGCGATCTGACCTTGCGCCAGATGCTGGAGCGCCTTGGCGTTGAGTACACGGCGTTCTTCAGTCTGGATTGCCCGCCGCTGGCAGATGAGGGTGTTTATCTGTGCACATCACCTTCTCTGAATATTGAAGGAGGTAACCATCAGATCCTGATCGAGGTCACTGACGAGGGCTACTTCGTCCTTGATCCGGTTCAAGGTCGCAACGACCGTAAATATTACGTAGCGCGCGGTCGCGGAGAGGGCATTCCGCTGGCGATCGACCTTGGCGGCTTCATCGTCGACGCCTTTATCCCGCGCGACCATCTTATGGTCCGGCGCAACGGCACGCAACTGACGGAGGCTGCGGCATGACCAGCCTCCAGATCCGCAACGAATCGGACCGCGCTCGAGTTCTCGGCCATATCGCCGGAATGGACATCACCAGGCCCAAGAAGCTGGCCATCACCGAAGTGGACCGCAGCGGGGAGCAGAACAAGGCGCTGCACGCGGCGCTGGCCGATATCGCCGCACAGGTCGAGCACGCAGGGAAGAAGTGGGACGTCCTGATCTGGAAGCGCCTACTGACCGCCGCCTGGCTGCGCGAGTCAGGCGACCAGCCGCAGATGATCCCAGCGGTAGACGGCAACGGTTTTGACGTCATCTACGAGCGCACCAGCAAGCTCACCGTGAAGCAGTGCGGCGAGTTGATCGAGTGGGTTCACGCCTTCGGCGCCGAGCACCAGGTGCGCTGGACACAAAAGGACAACTGGGGAGGGCGCTACTGATGAGTGCGTCAGAACAATTCTGGATTGTGATTTTCTTCGCCGTCGTCATTGGCGTGATTGCTGGCCACTTCATCGACAAGCGCCGCCAACGGTCAATCGAGGACTTCGAACGTAAGCGCCGCGAGCGGAAAGCGGAAGTTGAGCGCGCCGCGAGGAAAGCGCTATGAGCATCGAACGAAAGCCGGCCAGGCCGAAGAAATGCCGAGTCGCTACGTGCAGGGCCTCATTCGTCCCAGCGAAGCCGTTTCAAACCTGGTGCTCGCCAGACTGTGCAGTGGCGATCATCCGCCAGCGACAGGATAAGCAGCGAAAGTCGTTCGCAGAGCGCGAGCGCCGGGAGATCAAGGTCCGCAAGGAGAAGCTGAAGAGTAGGGCGGATCACCTTCGCGAAGCCCAGGCCGCGGTGAACGAGTACGTGCGCCTGCGCGACGCGCACCTGCCGTGCATCAGCTGCGACTCAATGCCGAACGATAACGACCTGATGACGGGTAGCCGGTGGGACGCTGGGCATTACCGATCCGTCGGGGCCTGCCCAGAACTGCGCTTCGAGCCGCTGAACATCCACCGCCAGTGCGTGAAGTGCAACCGCAACCTTTCCGGCAATGCCGTGGAGTACCGCATCCGCCTGGTGCAGCGCGTCGGCGCCGAGAAGGTGGCATGGCTGGAAGGGCTTCACCCTCCTTGCAAGTACACCGTGGAAGAGATCAAGACCATCAAAGCCAAGTACCGGGCAATGACCAAAGAACTGAAAAAGGGGCAGGCAGCATGAAGATCAACTCAGCGCGCCAGGCGTGGCATGACTGCAAGTACAACCCGGCCCCCGGCCAGTCATCTGACGTTGTGCAGCTCGGTGTGGTGGTGCAGAACACCGAGCGTGGGCCAACGGCAAACCACGCGGTGCACGGGGCGCTGGCTGGGCATATCCAGTCGGCCATCGCTCGCCTGCACCCGCAGATCCGCGTCTTCGGTGACTTCATGTACGCCGCAGAGCAAAGCGACGACATCCGCGAGGCGGCGGAAGAGGTCGTGTTCCTGCTGGTGCAAAATCGGTCTCCACGCATGACGGCGGCCAAGCGCGAGAAACTGGAGTTCGTGGTGAAGGGCGTGATGCGCCGGTACCAACACATGCACCAGGGTGGGCAGTCGTCCAACGCAGACCCACTCGCCAATGCCGAGAAGTTCCGGGCCTGGATGTGGCAGGTCTACGAAGTGCGCCTGGAGTCGTGCAATTGGGAGCGGGATTGGGGGGGCGTGCTGCAGCTGATCTTCGAGTGCTGCGAGGATCTGGACCGCCGCGCGCTGAGCCCCGTAGCAGCGGTTATCTACGAAATGCGCGAGGCCGCATGAGGGCCTATTGCGTTCCCGTGCGGCTCATGGCATGATTTCGCCACTGTTAGAGTTTTGCCTTCGGCAACTTACTCGATGATCCAAGAAAACCCGGCCACTGCGCCGGGTTTTTTATTGCCTGAGTTTTACCTGTAGCCAGGACAGCCTTCGGGAAGGCCTGGACGTCGATAGCCGGATAGTGCGACGTACGGAATCAACACCGGCAGCCCGTGCACTCTTACCTCACATGCTTGTGGAGTGGCGCGAGACAGGAAGGGCGCGATCGATGCATTGGGGCGTCGACACCTGGATCGTCTTCGGCAGACAGCGCGGAAAGACGCGCGCACCTATTCAGGGCCTCAGCATTCGCTGGGGCTTTTCTCGTTATGAGGTACAGCAAATGACCGATCCTCAAATCCAGGCACTGGCGGCCCAGGTTCAAGCGAACTCCGTCCAGATTGACGTCGAGTCCAGCGCGCGAGTGATTGCCGAAGAGCGGATGGATAAGCGGATCGGTTCGCTGGAAGCTGCCATTGGTGGCCAAATCCAGAGCGCCAACTACGTGCCGGGCGTTTCCGGCTGGAAGCTCAACGCCCTAACTGGTGACTTCGAAATCCACTCTTGCACTCTCGGTAGCGCGGCGAATGCGCCAGAGCGCCAGATGGTGTCGGTAGAAGTGGCCAGTTGGAGCAAGTACGACCTGCCAAAGAACGCTGCCAACCTGCTCCAGTTCATGCAGGCCGAGTTGCAACGGGTTCCAGAAGAGTATCGCTACGTTGCCGAGTTCGAAGAATTCGATACGAGCTACGGCGATGAGTCTTTCAGTTCCCGCCTGTTCCTGAGCTACGCCCGACTCGAAACCGAGGAAGAGATGGCCGATCGCCTGGAGAGGGCGAAGGTGGCAGGCACGCGGATCGTGAAAGCGGGCGGCTGCACTACGATAATTGTGGATGGTGTAGTGCGGGCCAGGGTCGGTAATCTGGCGGCGCCGGTGCCAGAGCCTGAGCCCTTCAAGGTCGATGGCGACCAGGTCTACTTCACCGACGCCGCGATTCAGGACGGCAGCATAGCGTCGAAATGGCCTGCTGCTTGGCGCGTGAAGGTGGAGCTCGGAGCGGATGGCAAGCCCTATGCTGCCGGGTTAGGCATGGGCCTTGGATCGAATGGAGAAAGCCGACCAGACATCATCGTGAAGGCCTCCCACATGGAAATCCTTCCTGATGGCTTGGTGAAGATCACTCAGGCGCCGAAGAAGTCCTGAAGAAAAACCTATTTATAGCCTCGACATGATCGGGGCCTTTTCGTTTTCGGCTCCACCACACCCATTGCTCCGAGATGGGAGTGCTGCTGGGGCTGAATTATTTGACCAGGCCGGCAGCGGCCACCTTTTCCTGATGGAGTTGCGATGGATCCTACCGACCTCGGCCCAGGCACAGCTACCTGGCTGGGCGGTACGGGCCTCACCCTTGTGGGGGGCTTCCTGTGGCTGCGTAAATTCCTGTCGAAGGATGCCGCTGATCGGGCCATGGACAACGCCGACATCTTCACCCTTCGCCGGTTGAATGAGCTGCTGGACTCGGAGAGGGTCGCGCGCAAAGAGGCCGAGGCGCGTGCGGACCAGTTCGCCAAAGAACGGAACGAGCTCGCCGCGGCAGTGGGCCGCATGGAAGGCAAGATTGAAGGGCTGACCATTCAGGTGGCGCAGCTCACGGCAACCGTTACCAGTCAAAGCGCCGAGATCGCCCGCCTGCGTACGAAGTTGGGAGATGACAAGTGATGGACAGATGCGCGATGGAGTTCATCGCTCGACGCTGGTGGCGCCGGGCAGAGATCTGGGTTATCGCTGCGTTCCTGCTGGCCGGTGGCATTGTCCTCGGTTACCAGGCCGGCGTGTGGGCAGCCAGTAGCGAGCAGACCAAGCAGCTTGCCGAGGTGCGCGCCGCGTATGACGCCGCCCTGGGTAAGCGTGACCTGCGCCTTAGCAACCTTGCCGAGAAGACCCAGGACGCCGCAGTGAAGGTGCAAGAGGCATCCCACTCCGCTGTCCAGGCCGCAGACACAGCAAGCAAGGCGGCCGAGAAGGTCAGCGAAGCGGTAGAGCGGCAGGCGCCGTAATCCGCGCCACGTTTTCGAGTGCGCCAAATCGTGGCGCGAGGTTTTGCAGATGAGCAATGTCACCCGCCTGCGCCACGCGCTTCCGATGAGCCAGGATATCAACGCTGCGGTAAGCGCTCTCGACAAGGCCATTGCCAATGCCGTGGACGCAGCCAAACAAGCAGGGTTGCCCCAAGGGCTGATCGTAGGGTTACTCCACGGCCATGCCCACGCACAGACGCACCAGATGGTGACCGAATGACCGTCAAGGTTCTGGAGTTTAAGCGGGAAGACTGGCGCGATGCTGCCAAGACCTTGCGCAAGATCGCCGACGATCTCGATGCCGGTGAGCATCCCGAGTGCACTGTAGGTGCCTTGACGCTGATTGGCGCGAAGGGAGAGGTGACTGTTTTCGGTCTCGGCCCGAAGTGCGACGACCTGCAATGCCTTGGTGCCATGCGCCTGGGTGAGCAGAAGCTGATTGATGTGCTGTTGGACAGCCAAGACTAAGGATTCCCATGACAACCAAGCAACCCGACTGGGAGCGCATTGAACAGCTCTTCCGGGCTGGCTTGCTCTCAGTGCGTGAGATAGCCGCTGCGTGCGGTGTCTCCCACACAGCGATCAACAAGCGGTCCAAGGCTGAGGGCTGGGATCGCGACCTGAACGCGAAGATCAAGGCCAAGGCTGATTCACTGGTTTCCAAACGCGAGGTTTCCACAAAGGTTTCCACGGAAACACTGGCAACCGAGCGTGGGATCGTAGAGGCGAACGCGGAGGTCATCGCTGACATCAGGATGGCGCACCGGACTGACATTGGCCGTTCACGCCGCCTGGCAAACAAGCTGCTGGATGAGCTTGAGTCGCTCACCGATGAGCAGGGCACCATCAAGGAGTTGATCGCCCAGTTTAAGGATAGCGACCACGACGATGGGGATGCGATGGCGGATGTGCTCGCGCTGGCTCAGAAAATGGGAGCCTTGCCGTCTCGAACCAAGACCATGAAGGAGCTGGCCGAGACATTGAAGACGCTGGTCCTCTTGGAGCGCCAAGCCTATGACCTCGACACCAAATCCGGCGGCAATGACGCCGACGAGCTGTCCAAGATGATGGACGATCTATCGAAGGACGCCTGACCATGAAGCCCGAGCACATGAAACTGCTGCGGGACAAGTTCTGGCGCCTGAACAACCTTTACTTCATCACGGACAAGCAGGGCAAGAAGGTCCGCTTCCGGATGACGGACGAGCAGGTCGAGTACTTCCAGGGGATGCATACCCGCAACCTGATCCTGAAGGCTCGGCAGCTTGGCTTCACGACCGAATGCTGCATCATCCAGCTGGACGCCGCTCTGTTCGAGTCGGCCAAGTGCGCATTGATCGCCCACACCTTGAACGACGCCAAGCGCCTGTTCCGGGAGAAGGTGAAGTACGCCTACGACAACCTGCCCAAAGAGATCCGCGCAGCGAACCCCGCGAGCAACGACGCCGCAGGTGAGCTGGTGTTCAGCAAGGGCGGCTCACTCTACGTCAGTACCTCGTTTCGGGGTGGCACGCTGCGTTACCTGCACGTCTCCGAGTTCGGGAAGATCTGCGCCAAGTTCCCACACAAGGCGCGCGAGATCGTCACTGGCGCCTTCGAGGCCGTGGCTACTGACTGTTTCGTCACAATCGAATCAACGGCCGAGGGTAGGGCGGGGTACTTCTTCGACTACTCGCAGAGCGCTGAGAAGCAACAGCTCTCCGGCGTGGCCCTGGGCCTGCTGGACTGGAAGTTCTTCTTCTTCAGCTGGTGGAACAACAAGGCCTACTGGCTCGACCCAGCCACGGCGATCATCCCAGACCGCCTGACCTCTTACTTCGATGAGCTGGCAGCCAAGCACGGTATATCCACCAGCCCAGGACAGCGCGCCTGGTACGCAGCAAAGGAGAAGACGCTCGGCGACGACATGAAGCGGGAATACCCGTCGATCCCGGCCGAAGCCTTTCAGCAGTCAATCGAGGGCGCCTACTACGCCAGGCAGTTCACGAAGCTGTACGCCAGTCAGCGCATCGGTGTGCTGCCGGACAACGGCCATCAGCCTGTGCACACGTTCTGGGACATCGGTGTCGGCGACTCAACGTCAATCTGGTTTGTCCGGATGATCGGCGAGGAATATCACGTCATCGACTTCTACCAGAACAGCGGCGAAGGCCTGCGTCACTACATGAAGGTTCTGAAGGATCGCGGCTACACCTACGGCGACCACTGGGGGCCGCACGACATCGAGAACAGAGAGTTCGGCAGCGATGGCAAGACACGCAAGGACATTGCCCGCGAAGGCTATGAGATCGACGGCCAGCTGTATCGCATGACCTTCCAGGTGGTGCCGAAGTTGGGTGTCGACGAAGGCATTGAGCAGGCCAGGGAGATCCTGGCGCGCTGTGCCTTCGATGAGGCCAAGTGCGAGGAGGGCATCACTTGCCTGGAGAACTATCGCAAGGAATGGGACGACAAGAAGGGCTGCTGGAAAGACAAGCCGCTCCATGACTGGTCATCCCACGCAGCCGATGCATTCCGGTACTTCGCTGTCGCCAAGAGCGCAAGGAAGCCGGTCAAATCAATCAAAATGGGATTCGCACGCTAATGGCAGACGTCACCTACACCCGCCCGGAATACGACGCGGCACAGTCCCGCTGGCGGCTGGTGCGCGACGTGTGCAAAGGCTCCGAAACAGTAAAGGCCCGAGGCGATCATTATCTCCCTCGACCAAACCCGCACGACGATACTGACGAAAACAAGGCCAGGTTCAACACCTATTTGATGCGCGCCGTGTTCTACAACGCCACGGGCCGGACCAAGAATAGCCTCGTCGGTGCAGTGTTTCGCACCTGGCCGACCCTAACCGTGCCGGCAGCTCTGGAGTATGTCGCCAAAGACGTCGACGGGCAGGGCATCAGCATCTACCAGCAGTCGCAGTCGGTCATCGGGCACATCCTCGAAGTCGGCCGTCACGGGCTGCTGGTCGACTACCCAAGCGTTGAGCCTGGATCTACCAGCAAAGCAGACAGCGCCGCCATGGGCATCCGGCCAACGATAGCCAGCTACAACGCTGAGTGCATCGTCAACTGGAAGACCCGGAAGATCGGTGGGCAGCACCTGCTGAGCCTGGTGGTTCTGAAGGAAGTGGTCGACAAGGACACGGACGACGGCTTCGGGGTCGAGAGCAAAGATCAATACCGCGTCCTGCGCCTGAATGACGCCGGAACGTATGAGCAGGAGCTTTGGACTACCGATGGCGGCCAATGGGCAGCAACAGATGCCAGAGCGCCCCTGGATGGACAGGGGAAGCCGTGGCGCCTGATCCCGTTCATGTTCGTCGGTAGCGAAAACAACGATGCGTCGATTGACGACTCTCCCCTGTACGACATGGCAGAGATCAACATTGGCCATTACCACAACAGTGCCGACTACGAAGACTCGGTGTGGTTCTCTGGGCAGCCGCAGTTCTGGATTGCCGGTCTGGACGAAGCCTGGCGCGATCACCTGGAAGAGAACGGCATCTACGTCGGCTCTCGCGCGCCGCTGACGCTTCCGGCCAATGGATCGTGTGGCTTTGCTCAGCCTGAGCCGAACACCCTCGTAAAGGAGGCCATGGATGGCAAGAAAGAGGACATGGTGTCCCTCGGCGCCAGGCTGATCGAGCGTGGCAGTGCGGTGAAGACCGCCACCCAAGCAGATAACGAAAGCGCAGCAGAGCACAGCATCCTGTCCCTGGCCGTGAGCAACGTCAGCGAGGCTTACAGCCAGTGCCTGATATGGATGGGAATGTTCGAGAACGTTGCCGGCGAAGCGATGCTGAAGCTCAACCAAGACTTCACCCAGGTCAGCCTCGACGCGGCCATCATGGCCAGCCTGTTCAATGCCGTGCAGGCCGGGCGAGTGCCTGAGTCGGATTTCTGGCAGTACCTGCGTGACCGCGGGGTGATTGATCCCGAAAAGACGGATGACGATATTCGCGGCGAGCTTGAAGCCAACCCAGTGGGCTTAGGCCTCGATGATGAGGATTCAGCAGATGGCGGCAAACCAAGCGCTCCTTGATGCCACCATTCGGCACGCTGTTTTCCTTGAAAGGCTCAAGGCTGGGGAGGTGAAGAAATTCGCCCCCTTCCTCAGGGAGATCGACCGCTCGCTGCGTGAGCGCCTGACCAAGTCAGACTTGACCGGGTACACGCGCAAGCGGCTGGAGAAGCTGCTCGATGAAGTGGACAGCCTGCTCTTGGGCATATTCGACCGGTTTTCGGATCAGCTCACGCTGGACTTGATCGACCTGGCCAACTACGAGGCACAGTTTGAGGCCACCAGCCTGACCAAGTCAGTGCCGGTTGGAGTCAGCTTCGAGGCTGCAATTCCATCGGTAACAGCCATTCGCTCCGCGGTACTGAGCAATCCGCTGAGCATTCGTGACGGCGGCAAGCTGCTCAAGCCATTCATCAAGGACTGGACGACAGCCGAGCGCGAGCGTGTCACCGGCGCGATCCGGCAGGGCTTCTTCGAAGGGCAGACGAACTTCCAGATCCTGCAGAACATCCGGGGCACCAAAGCAGCCGGATACACGGACGGCATTCTCGCGGTCACTGATCGCAACGCCTCTACCGTGGTGCGCACTGCAATCCAGCACGTTGCCAGCCAGGCGCGGATGGAGACGGCCAAGGCCAACACCGACGTGGTGACCGAGATTCAGCTGGTCGCCACGCTCGACAGCAAGACCAGCCAAGTCTGTCGCACCCTGGACAAGCGCCGCTTCCCGGTCGATTCAGGGCCAAGGCCGCCGTTTCATCCGAACTGCCGCACCACCTTCGTGCTGCTGACCCGCCTAAGCGAGATGTTCGCCAAGGGCGCAACCCGGTCCTCAGTTGGGCCAAGTGGCGCAGGACAGGTCAGCGCCGACCTCGACTATTACCACTGGCTAAAGCAGCAGCCTGCCTCGTTTCAGGATAAGGCGATCGGCAAGGCCCGCGGCGCGCTTTTCCGCAATGGCGGCCTCAGCGTCAAGCGCTTCTCTGAGCTGCAGCTGGACCGCAACTTCGAACCACTGACACTCGTTGAGATGAAGGCCCTGGAGCCTTTGGCCTTCGAGCGCGCAGGCATCTGAAACGCAGGCTGAGCCTGCAAGCCAGTCCCAGGGGGACAACATGAAATACCTGATCGACAAAGCAGCATATGACGCGCTCGAACCCTCCATGCAGGCATTTTACAAGGCCCAGGGTGAGGGTTACGTCCTGGTGGTTGAGGGCTTGCCCGCGCCAGAAGATACATCCGGCCTGAAAGCCAAGGTGGAAGAATTACTGCGGGAGAAGAAGGACGAAAAGACCCGCCGGGAGCAGGCTGAGCAGGCCGCCAGATTGGCCGCAGAAGAGGCTGCCCGTAAGAACGGTGACACCGAAGCGCTCGACCGTAGCTGGGCCGAGAAGCACACCGCCGCCCTGGCTGAAAAAGAGGGGGCTCTAACCTCGCTGCAGGCCCAGGTGCACGCGCTGACGGTAGGGGCAACCGCTGCGCGTGTCGCCGGTGAGCTGGCCGTCCAAGGTTCCGCCGCTGTGCTTCAACAAATCATTGAGCCTCGCCTCTCCATGGAGTTGCGCGAAGGCAAGCCCACCGTCGTGGTGCTGGACGCTGAACGCCGGCCTACCGCTCTGACGGTGGAAGAATTCAAGACCCAACTGTTCAACGACGCCGCACTGGCGCCGCTGATCGCTTCAAGCAGGGCTTCTGGTGGCGGGGCTACCGGTGGCAAAGGCGGCGGGGCCGCAAAGCAGTGGAACCAATTGACCGGTATGGAGCGTGTAGAGCTTCGCCGAACCAACCCCGCCGAGCACGCGCGCCTGAAGGCCGCTGCTGAGGCTCAGTAAAAGGACATTCAGCAATGCCAACCATTCTCTCCGACGTGATCTTCCGCGACGAACTGCGGGACTACATCACCGTCAACAGCGTCGAGCGCACCGCGTTCTTCCAGTCGGGCATCCTGACCACCAACAGCGACATGACCACGCTGCTGGCCAGCCCGTCCAACACCTTCACCATTCCATGGTGGGTTGACCTGGATGCGTCCATTGAGTCGAACTACTCGAACGACGTGTACACCGACATCGCGGTACCGCTGTCGGTCACCAGTGCTTCCATGCAGGCGCGCGCCGCGTACCTCAACGAAGGCTGGAACTGCATGAACTTGGTGAAGAACATCACCAACCAGGACCCGTTGGAGTTCGTCGCCGGTCGACTGATCTCTTACTGGCAGCGCGTGGCCCAGCGCCGCACCATCGCCACCGCGGTGGGTATCTACAACGACAACATCGCGTCCAACGGTGGCGACATGGTCGTGGACGCCGGGGGCATCATCGGCCCGACCGCCGTGATTCGCGCCAAGGGCACCATGGGCGACTACAGCGGTCAACTGGGCGGCCTGAGCGTGATCGCCATGCACTCGGCGGTGCACACCGAGCTGTCGATCCAGAACCAGATCGACTTCACCCCTATTGCCGACCAGATCCCCGAGTTCGGTCGCTTCCAGGGCATGCGAGTGGTGCTGGATGATGGTCTGCCAGTAATCGGCACCGGTGCCAGTGCCAAATACCTGTCCATCATCTTCGGCCCTGGTGCAATCGGCTTTGCCGAAGAAACCCCACCAGGTGAAGACGGCCTGGAATACGACCGTGCGCCAGATCGTGGCAACGGTGGCGGCACTGAAACGCTGTGGACGCGCCGCAACTTCGTTGTGCACCCGCTGGGCTTCTCGTTCGACAGCGTGACCATCACCGGCACCCCAACCACCAGCCGCCCTATCTCGGCGAACTGGGCGGACCTGGCCCTGGCTACCAACTGGAGCCGCAAGTTCGCTCGCAAGCAGGTGCCTATGGCGTTCATCACCTCCCTCGTTACTGCGCCTGCGCCGTAACCGAGCGCGCGGTGGGTGAGTTGCCCACCGCGTATTACTGAACCAGGAGTAAGTCATGACTGTTCAAAAAGATAACCACATCGACCCGAACACTAAGGCCCGCTGGGGCTTCGCAGGTGGCGAGGGTGAGGTCACTGTCGGCCCGCAAACGGTCGGCGAAACCGGCGGCGTTAACCATGCGCGCACTCGCCTCGAAGATGGCGGAGGTCGCAACAGCGGCGGTGGTGTCGGCGACGCTGAAGTGTTGCGTACCCAGGTTTTGGATCTGCAAGGCCAGCTGGCGCAGGCTCAGTCCGATCTGGCTGCCGAGCGTGCGAAGAACGCCGATCCACGTGATAGCCTGACTATCCCGGAAATCAAAGAGCAGCTGGACGCCATGGAAGTGAAGTATTCGTCCACTGCCAACAAAGCCGAACTGCTGGACCTGCTCAAGGCCCAGCCTGCTACCCAGGAGTAACCCATGGCGCTCATCATCGAGGACGGCACCGGCAAGCCTCACGCAGACAGCTACTCGACTGCTGCCGAACTGGTCAGTTACGCCGCGCGGTATGGCGTGACCATCCCAGCGGACCCGGTGGCACAGGAAGCTCTGCTTCGCCGAGCCGCCTTGGCGATGGACGGCATGAACTGGAAAGGATGCCGGGCGCACGGTGACCAGGCGCTTGCCTGGCCTCGCCGTGGCGTCAACATCGATGGCGAGAACAAGCCCTCCGACTACATTCCTGCACGCATCCAGTACGGGCAGATGGCCCTCGCGGGTGAAATCCACACTGACGACATTGATCCGATCGACAAGCGCAGAGGCGCTGTAACGCTGGAGCGAGTCGAAGGTGCGGTAACGCGCGAGTACGCCACCATCAGCAACACCAGCGGCCGATTGCTGCCGGCAGCGCCCGACAGGCCAAGCCGCACGCAATTTGCTGACTATCTTCAAAAGCGCGGTCTGTTCGCTATCCGCGCATAACAGTCGGAGCCAACATGGCCTTCTACGACGAAATGGCCGCGTTGGCTCTCGAACTGATCGCCGAGTTCGGCCAGCCAGTCACGCTGCGCGATATTCAGCCTGGCGAGTACGATCCGGATAACCCGGGCGGCGGCGAAGTTATCATTGAGCAGGCCGCCCAAGGCATCCTGCTCGACTTCACCGGCCTCGAATTCCAGAGCGACAGCCTTATTGTGCGTGGCGACAAGAAGCTGAAGGTCGCGGCGCTGGGCATGGCCTGGAAGCCAAAGCCCCTGATAAAGTCCGACGTCCAAGGAAAAACGTGGACGGTGATTAACGTCAAAGAAATCAACCCGGCCGGCACTCCACTGCTCTACGAGCTACAGGTGCGCTCATGAAAAAATACGCAGGGCGACAAGGGAGCTTTGCACTGCAGCTGGCTGAATTCGCTGAGCAAGCGAAAGAAGCCGTCGACGCAAGTCTTCGGGAGGTGATTATCGAGATTGGCAACTCGCTGATCAGGATGTCACCGGTGGACACCGGTCGGTTCCGCGGAAACTGGCAGTTTACGATTGAGGCACCTGCAGCCGGCACGCTCAGCGCGCTAGACCCAACAGGGGCAGAGGCCACGGCCCGCATTGCTGGCGAATCTATCCTGTTCCGGGCTGGCACCACGGCATTCATCGTGAACAACCTGCCGTATGCCATTCCGCTGGAATACGGCCACTCCGACCAAGCACCTGGCGGGATGGTGCGCATCACCCAGGCCCGCTTCCAGCAGATCGTTGAGGAAGCCATCAGGAATAACCAGGTATGAGCCATAACATCATCGCTGCGGCTTTCGAGTCGCGCCTGCTGGCCTGGGCCAAGGCTCGAACCAAGCCGCTGAAGGTGGTGGTCGAGAACGAGACCTACACACCGGCTTCCGGCGAGACGTACCTGCGGGCCTTCACGCTGCCGGCGGTGACAGCCAGCAACACGCTCGGCGGCGACCACCACCTTTACGTCGGCGTGTTCCAGGTCAACATTGTGGCACCGTCCGGCAAGTACCGGACTGAGGCGAGCGGCATCGTCGATGAACTGGCCGCGCTGTTCCCGGTGAATCTGCGTATCCCTCGCGCTGGTCTCGTCGCCATCGTGCTTACGCCGGTCGGCCCAGGCCCAGGCATCCCTGACGGCAACACCTTCACCGTGCCGGCCTCGTTCCAGTATAGAGCCGACACCAACTAATTCGCCCGCTGGGCAAACCCAGAACCCGCCATTGAGCGGGTTTTGTCATTTCTGCAAAGAGGAAAATACACATGGGCTTTCGACTCCCCAACGGCGCGACCCTGCAAATCGCTTCGACCTACGGTCCGGCGATCCCGGTCACCGCGCTGAGCAACGCCAACCCAGCGGTGGCGACAGCCGCGGCGCACGGCCTGGCTGATGGCGACATCATTGCCGTAACCTCCGGCTGGACCCGCCTGAATGACCGCGCCGCACGCGTCGCCAACAGCCTGACCGGCACTTTTGCCCTGCAAAACATCAACACCACCAACCTCCAGCCATACCCGGCCGGCTCGGGCCTGGGCTCGGTACGCGAGGTAACCGGTTTTGTTGAGATCTCGCAGATCACCGACGTTGCCACTACCGGCGGCGACCAGCAGTTCCTGACCTTCGGCTTCCTGGCTGACGATGATGACCGCCAGATCCCGACCACCAAGAACCCGATCAGCATGTCGTTCACCGTAGCGGATGACCCATCCCTGCCGTACGTGCCAGTGGTTGAAACCGCTGACGAGGACAAAGTGACCCGCGTACTGCGCCTGAACCTGCCGAACGGCGACAGCATCCTCTACAACGCGTACGTGACCATCACGTCGACCCCGGCCTTGTCCCGTAACAACCTGATGACCCGTGTCATCACCCTGTCGCTGGCCGGCCGTCCAACCCGTTATTCCGCAGTGGTGGTGTAACCCATGGCCAAGATCAAGATCGCTCCAAACCCAACGTTCAAGGCCAAGGTGCAGATCCCTCGCGTGGGCGGTGACGCGGTGGCGGTGGACTTCGAGTTCAAGTACCTGGACCGCATTGCGTTGTCGGCGCTGTTCGACCGCTGGAACACCGCACGCGACGCGCACGCCACCAAGGTGCAAGACGAAGGCATGTCTTGGCAGGACGCCACGGCCTCCGAAATCGCTCTGCAGGTTGAACAGCTCAAGGACATCGTCAGCGGCTGGGGCTTCGACGAGAAGCTGTCCGAGGAGGCGATGACTGCGTTGGTCACCACCTGCGTTGGCGCGCCCCAGGCAGTGTTGGCCGCCTATCAAGCCGCCTACCAGCCGGCACGCCTGGGAAACTGACAGGCGTCGCCCGCATCCTGTACGAGCAAGGCCCGTCAGAAGCTGATCTGGCGGCCTTCGGCATGACCAAGGCCGACATCCCCGATGAAGAGTACGAGGTCTGGCCTGACAACTGGCCGGCCTTCCTTCTGTTCGAGGCGATGTCCACGCAGTGGCGTGTGGGTATGGGCGGCGCCGTGGGCCTGGATTACAAAGCACTCAAACCGGTGGCCAGCATGATCGGCCTCAAGCGCGCGGAGCTGACGCAGGCTTTCCCCGATCTGCGGATGATGGAGGCAGAGGCGCTGCTAGTGATGAGCGAGAGCAGGACGTAAACAACCAACATGACGCGGCATGGCCGCAGGAGCAGAATATGACTCAGCCATTTGAAGTAACTGAAGATGGGAAAGTGCGCATTGCCGGCGCTGTAATCCGCGACAATGCGCCGGTCGATTAGAGAGGCTTAGCTCCTACGCCATTTTTGATGGCCTCTTGAACATTGCTGAGGTCGCCACCAACGGCGTCGAGCGCAAGATTGAACGCTTCCGAATCCGCCGCTGGCTGCCGGGTGTTTTTGAAGAAGTTCACATACTTCTGCAGCTCAGCTGCGTCGTAGTCTGGGCGAGAGCGCAAGTAAAGCGATATTGCGCCAAGCGCTGCGATGATTCCTGCCTCGGTAGAGCTTACGGGTGTAGCCATGTTGACCTCCAGGTCATATACGCGCCGATATTGGCGCTGTCCCAGTCCTTGGGCTTGCAGGCGTAGGACTGGGAAATCCTTGCGTGTGGCAGGAGGCTACTACCGGCCGATGGTCGGGCGTTACTGGGGATTCGTACAGGCGGCTTTGGTCGGGCCCGTGGATGGTGGTAGATTGCCGCTATCTACAGGGAGCTGAGTATGAAGCGTTTGGTGGTGGTGGGGATGTTCGGGTTTCTTATCTCCGGGTGCGGCAACAGCGATATAAATGGCGCCAGGGAAGAGGTGAAGCGCAACCTAAACGACTCGGCATCAGCTGAGTTCAGAGGCGAGAAGGTTTATCGCCTCCCTGACAATACGGTTGTATGTGGCGAAGTAAACGCCAAGAACAGCTACGGTGGATACGCAGGGTTCTCGAAGTACGTAGTCGAGGGCGTAGGCACCAGGCCGGTGGCCAAGTTCGGGGAAGGCATGCAAACAGACATAAGCATTACCTGCCAGTTTGCAGAAACGAATTCAAAGCTAAAGCAGTAGTTCAAGTGAATCCAATAGCCCGCCACTGAGCGGGCTTTTTTGTGCCTGGAGAAAAGTATGACGTCGATTGCTGAGCTCGGCATTAAGGTCGATTCGACGGATGCTGCGCAGGCAAGCACCGATCTAGACAAGCTTACTGCCGCCGGGGGGCGCGCAGAAAAGGCGGCCGAGGGTGTGGCTCGTGGCGCCGACAAGGCGACTGCTTCGATGAAGAAGCAGAAGGACGAACTATCAGACCTTCTTGGTGAGATTGACCCAACAGTCAAAGCCTTGGGCCGTCTCGACGACCTTGAAACGAAGCTCGCCAAGCAAAAGAAGCTGGGAGCGCTGGACGCGTCAACCTTCAGCGAGTACCAAGGCAAGATCGATCAGTCGCGGGCGAACCTGGGCAGATTCGACGACAGCCTTACTCGCACCGGAAACACGGCAAAGCAGACGGCTGCAGCGCTGCGCGGCGTTCCTGCTCAGTTCACTGACATTGCCGTCTCTCTCCAGGGTGGGCAGGCGCCGCTTACGGTTCTGTTACAGCAGGGCGGTCAGCTGAAAGATATGTTCGGCGGGATTGCGCCGGCGGCGAAGGCGTTGGGCGGTTACGTTCTAGGCTTGATAAACCCATTTACGCTGGCGGCTGCAGCGGTTGCCGCTCTGGGGCTAGCCTATTACAAGGGTAGTGAAGAGGCCGATGCATACAATGAAGCGTTGATCCTCAGTGGCAATGTGGCCGGGACGAGTGCAAGTCAGCTGAGCGACATGGCGCGACAGGTTAGCGCAACAGTGGGAACGACTGGCGCTGCTGCTGAGGTGTTGGCCAAGCTCGCCGGTAACGGAAAGATCGCCAACGAAAGTTTCGGGCAAATCACCGAAGCCGCCCTGCAGATGGAGAAGGCTACCGGTCGGGCTATTGATGAGACGATCGCAGAGTTCGCGAAAATTGCGAAAGATCCTGTCGCCGCCGCAAAAGAACTCAATGATCAATATCACTTTTTAACAGCGTCGGTTTACTCGCAGATTGTTGCCCTTAAAGAACAGGGCGACACAGTGGGTGCGGCTAAATTACTGACTGATACATACGCCAGCACGATCGAAACTCGCACCGGAGAGATCACGCAGAACCTGGGGATCATTGAGCGCGGCTGGAATGCAGTAAGGGACGCAGCGAAAGGCGCTCTCGACGCCACCAAGGAGATCGGACGTACTCAAAGTCTGGAGCAGCAAGCCGAAGTAATCCGCCAGAGGCTGAAAACTGGGCAGGGCCGAGGCGGGCGCGCTGCTGCGATGGGTATCGAGACGCGAGATACTGCTAAAGACACCAAGGATTTGGCGTTTCTTGACCTCCAGATAGAAGCAGAGAAGACGCGCACCAAATACCTGGGAGACCGCCAGAAGATCCAGGACAAGGGTATCGAGGCCGAGCAGGAGCTTGAGCGCATTCGTGTTGCGTCCTACAGCAACAAGCAGAAGCGCGACAAGGAAGAGGAAGCCTACCTTCGCAAGATCACAGCATTGCGTGAGGCGAATCCAAACAGCCCACTGCTGGACCAGAAAAACATTGATCGCGATCTGAAGAACATTCGCGCCAAGTACAAGGACCCGAAAGGCGCGACCACAGCGGTCGACCTCACCTCGTTCAACGACTCGAAAAACCAGCTCAATGCTGTGCTCAGCTACTACAAGAGCGCTGACAAAGAGCTGGAGGCGGCGCAGAAGGCCGGGATTATCTCTCAGGAGAGTTACACCTCCCAGCGCATTGCCTTACTCCAGCAGCAGGCTACTGAGGTCAAAACCTCCTACGAGGCCGAGATCTCGGCGCTTGAGGCTGCCAAGGGCAAGGCCGGTACCTCGGCTGCCCAGCGCATCCAGCTGGACCAGAAGATCGCCGACGCCAGGGCCAACATGGTCAAGGCTCAGCAGGAGTCAGAGAGCGAGCTTTCGGTTATCGCGACGAATGAGCAGGGACGGCTTAAGAAGCAGGAACTGGCCATCAAGTCGTACACCGATGCGCTTGATCAGCAGAACGCAGCGTTGCAGCGCGCCGGTAGCCGGGCAGCGGAGGGCGTGGGCCTTAGCGACCGCCAGAACGCCATCAACGGCGATCTGAACGGTATTTCAGACCGTGCAAACCAGCAGCGCCTGGATCTGGCGCGCGACAAGGCCGACGCAGCGCGCAACATGAGCGCCGAGGAATACCAGGCCAAGCTGGAGGCGATAAATCGCAGCGAGCGTGACCTGACGCAGACCACGCTCAGCAACTATGAGCAGATGTCTGTGGCTCAAAGCGACTGGCGCAACGGCGCGACATCGGCGTTCAGCAACTACCTGGACTCAGCGCGGGATATCGCTGGGCAGACGCGCAGCTTGTTCACCAATGCCTTCAGTTCCATGGAGGATGCGGTAGCCAACTTCGCCACCACCGGCAAGCTGTCGTTCTCGGACTTCGCCAAGTCGATCATCGCCGATATGGCGCGGATTGCTACTCGGCAGGCGGCCTCTGGACTGCTTTCGAGTCTGGCGGGTAGCGCGCTGGGTGCTTATTTCGGTGGCGGTGGCGCAGCGGCAGGTGCCGGCAGTTTCGGCTCCAGCATCGGCAGCGCTATTACTGCCAACGCCAAGGGCGGCGTGTACGACTCGCCAAGCCTTTCCAGCTTCAGCAACCAGGTGCACGACAAGCCGCAGATGTTCGCTTTCGCGAAGGGCGCGGGCATCTTCGCCGAGGCCGGGCCAGAGGCAATCATGCCGCTTACCAGGACGGCGGGCGGCGAGCTTGGGGTTCGGGCGCTGGGTGGCGGTGGTGGCGGGGCGGGCGGTGGCAACACCTACAACTTCCCCGTCTCGGTGTCCGTACAAACGGCTGGCGATGGCGGCACCGCGACACAGGAAGACACCACACAGGCCGGTCGGAACATCCAGCAGGCCACCAAAGCGGAAGCTGAGGCAGCCATTGCGCGCGGCGTTCAGCCTGGCGGGGCTATCTGGCGAGCCATCAACGGGAGGTAACCATGGCGATTGAAACGTTCACCTGGGCCACCCAGCACGGGGAGGCGCCGACTTTTGAATATAGAACCAGGGAATCGCGCTTTGGCGGGGGCTATAAGCAAGTTGTCGGCGACGGGCCCAACAATAAAGAAGACGCATACCCGATAACCCACACCGGCAACACCTCGGCGGCAACGGCCATGATGGCCTTCTTCGACCGTCACAAGGGCGCCAAGGCCTTCCTCTGGACTACGCCACTGGGGGAATTAGGCCTATTCACCTGCAAGAACCCAACCCCCACCCCTATGGGCGGGGGCGTATTCAAAGTGACGGCGACGTTTGAGCGCGCCTTTCACCCATAAAGGTCAATCCATGTCGCTGATCAATGCTATCCAGACTCTTGAGCCTGGCAACGAAGTCATGCTTTTCGAACTGGACGGCAGCGACTACGGCGCCGACGTGCTGCGCTTCCATGGGCATGCAATTCCGCACACTCCCGCCGAACTGCTGGCCGCAGGCCCGAACGCTGACCAGCTGCCGGCCAAGTCAATCTGGTGGAAGGGCGAAGAGTACGGCGCCTGGCCTATGCAGTACGAGGGCAGCGAGGCAAACGGCGACGGCACCGCAGTACGACCCAAACTGTCGGTCGGCAACGTCAACGGGAGGATCACCGCGCTCTGCCTGGCTTTCGAGGATCTGCTGGAGTTCAAGCTGACCATCCGTAACACGCTCGCCGAGTTTCTGGACGCGGCGAACTTCGAAGGCGGCAACCCCACGGCCGATCCCACCCAGGAATCGATCGAGGTCTGGTATGTCGACCAGAAGACCAACGAGGACGGAGAGACGGTCAGTTGGGACTTGGCCAGCCCGGGCGACGTCGGCGGCGAAACGATCGGGCGGCAGATGACCACTCTGTGCCACTGGTGCCTCACCGGGGGCTACAGAGGACCGAACTGCGGCTACACCGGCCCCTACGTTACGAAGGATGGGGTCATCACTGATGACCCGGAACTCGACGAATGCGACGGCACGCTTGGCAAAGGGTGCGACCCGCGCTTCGGTGAGGGCAACCCTTTGCCTTTCGGCGGCTTCCCTGCTGTTTCACTCATCGCCAGGAGCTGACCATGCGCAAACACATCATTGCGGCCATCCAGGCGCATGCGGCGGCCGAGTACCCGAAAGAGTGCTGCGGCCTGGTGCTGGCCGTAGGCCGAGCGCAGAAGTACTTCCAGTGCCGGAACATCGCAACGGAGCCAAACGAAGAGTTCAGGCTTGATCCAGAGGACTACGCTGCGGCGGAAGACCAGGGCGAGGTGATCGGCATCGTTCACTCCCACCCAGACGCCACCAGCCGGCCGTCATCGCGCGACCTGGCCATGTGCGAGGCTACGGCCTTGCCCTGGCACATCCTGTCATGGCCTGAAGGCGACCTTCGCACCATCACGCCCACCGGCAGCACGCCGCTGCTCAAGCGACCGTTCGTGCATGGCGCTTGGGACTGTTGGCAGGTCTGCGCTGACTGGTACCAGCGTGAATGGGGCCTGGAATTCGAAGCCTTCCAGCGCACCGAGGGATGGTGGGAGAGTGCAGACAGCACCAGCCTGTACGAGGCGAACTATGCCGCCGCCGGCTTCGAGCAGGTCGACACCCCGCAGCGCGGCGACATGATCGTGATGGAGGTAGGCCGCACGGCGCACCCGAACCATGCCGGGATATACCTGGGAGCTGACCCGTCGCTTCCTGGTGAGGAATCAGGCGTGTTTGGCCCTGGGCCCTTCGTGTTGCACCACATGTACGGTCGGCCATCAGAGGTAATCGTCTACGGCGGCCCCTGGCTGCAGCGCACACGTTTAATTCTTCGACACAAGGAGGCCCGATGAGCGCCATCGTTTATTCGCCGATGACCACCATCAAACTGTCCGGCTCGTTGGCCCAGAAGTTCGGCAGGTTGCACCGACGCCAGGTTGCATCGGGCGACACATGGGAGGTATTTCGGGCGCTGAAGGCCACCATTGACGGATTCGAGGCCGAGATTCGCCGACTTGACCGTATGGGCCTTCGCTTCGCCATCTTCCGCAACCGTAAAAACGTCGGTCCGGACGAGTTCGGCATGGGTGGGGCCAGGGAGATTCGGATTGTCCCAGTGGTCGAGGGCAGCAAGCGTGGCGGCATTTTGCAGATTGTGCTGGGCGTCGTGCTCATCGCGGCCAGCTACTTCGGCGCGCCGACAGCGCCTGCCGGTATCGCGCTACTGGCTGGAGGCGTTATTCAGATGCTCAGCCCGCAGGCGGCCGGTCTCAAGCAGAGCGCATCCCCAGAAAACATGCCCAGCTACGCATTCGGCAGCGCCAAGAACACCACGGCCAGCGGCAACCCTGTCCCCATCTGCATTGGTGAGCGCCGGTGGGGCGGCGCAATCATTTCGGCATCGATCTACGCCGAAGACAAGACATAGACGAACCGAAGCGAACAGGCCGCCCAAGAGGCGGTTTTTTATTGCCTGGAGGAAAGCATGGGCGCAGCACAGAAGCTGGATATTCACGGTGCCAAAGGTGGCGAGAGCAAGCCCAAGTCTCCGGTAGAGGCGCCCGACAGCCTGCGCTCGACCAACGTGGCCAAGATCCTGATCGCCGTGGGGGAGGGTGAATTTGACGGCACGCCCACCGCGCGCGACATCTTCCTCGACAACACTCCCATCCAGGATGCCAGCGGCAATTTCAACTTCACCAACGTGAAGTGGGACTGGCGGCCGGGCTCTGTGGAGCAGACCTACATTCCAGGCATCCCATCGGTCGACAACGAGACCTCTCTGAATATCGAGTTACGCAGCGGCACGCCGTGGGTTCAGTCGCTGACCAACTTGCAACTGTCGGCGGCTCGCATCCGCCTGGCCACGCCTCGACTTGCGAGCCAGGACGCCGAAAACAACATCAACGGCTACCGTATCGAGTATGCGGTCGATGTGGCAACCGATGGCGGCGCGTATCAAGAGGTTCTGGTGGGCGCCATGGATGGCAAAACCACCACCCGTTACGAGCGCTCCTTGCGTATTGATCTGCCACCGGCTACCAGCGGCTGGCTGATCCGCGTTCGCCGCCTCACACCAAATTCGCAGAACACCGACAAAGTCGCAGACAGCCTCTTCATCGCCGGCTACACCCAGGTGATCGACGCGAAGCTGCGCTACCCAAACACCGCGCTGCTGTTCGTCGAGTTCGACGCCGAGCAATTCACCAACATCCCGGCCGTCACGGTGAAGTGCAAGGCCCGCCGCTGGCAGGTGCCGAGCAACTTCGACCCGGTAGCGCGCACCTACTCTGGCGCCTGGGACGGCACCATGAAAGAGGCCTGGACCAATAACCCGGCCTGGATCACCTACGGAATCTGCACCCAGGACCGTTTCGGCCTGGGCCGGCGCATCAAGCCGTGGATGGTGGACAAGTGGGAGCTGTACCGCATCGCGCAGTACTGCGACCAGATGGTGCCCAATGGTGCCGACGGCGTGGAGCCGCGCTTTCTTTGCGACATGAACCTGCAGGGTAAGGCCGACGCCTGGTCACTGCTGCGCGACATCTCCGGCATCTATCGCGGCATGACGTACTGGGCCCAGGGCCAGCTGGTCATGCAGGCCGATATGCCTCGGGCGCAGGACATCGACTATGTCTTCACCCGGTCCAACGTCATCGACGGCAAAATCTCGTACGGCAGCGCATCGGCGAAGACCCGCTTTACACGCTGCCTGGTCAGCTACGACAACCCGCTCAACAACTACGACACCGACGTCACGGTCTATTCCGATCTGCCGCTCCAGCGCCGTCTGGGCGACAAGCCGACGGAAATCAGTGCCATTGGCTGTACCCGGGCATCTGAGGCCCAGCGCCGCGCTAAGTGGCTGGTGCTGAGCAATAATCAGGACCGCACCATCAGCTTCAGGACCGGCATGGAGGGCCGTATCCCGCTGCCTGGGTTTATTATCCCAGTCGCCGACTCGCTGCTGGCAGGCCGCGAGATCGGCGGGCGCATTGCAGCGGCGGCGGGGAAGGTCATCACCTTGGACCGCGATACCCTGGCCAAAGCGGGCGACCGGCTGGTGATCAACCTTCCAAATGGGCGTGCCGAGGGGCGCACTGTGGAAAGCGTGAGCGGCCGTAACGTAACTGTGACCGTTGCCTACAGCGAGCCGCCCGCGGTACAGCTCCAGTGGGCAATCGACGCTGATGACCTGGCCATTCCACTTTATAGAGTGATGCGGACCGCGCGAACGCCTGAGGGCGATTACGACATCAGTGCCTTGCAGTACGAGCCTGGGAAATTCGCCAGTATCGACACTGGCGCGCGCCTCGAAGAGCGCCCGATCAGCGTGATTCCAATCACCGTGGTTCCGGCGCCAGAAAGCGTGACCATCACTTCGAACGTGTCGATCGACCAGGGCCTGGCCATCAGCACCATGAACATATCCTGGCCAGCCGTGACCGGAGCGGTCGCCTATGACATGGAATGGCGCAAGGACAGCGGCAACTGGATCAAGCTGCAGCGTACCGGCGCGACAAGCGTTGACGTCACCGGAATTTACTCGGGCGCCTACCTAGCCCGGGTTCGCTCGGTGAGCGCCTTTGAGATCTCTTCGATCTGGAAGAGTTCCAACCTGACCAATCTGGAAGGAAAGGTCGGCTTGCCGCCAGCGGTGTCGTCGCTCACCACCACCAGCGAACTGTTCGGTATCGGTATCAAGTGGGGCTTCCCTGCTGGCGCCGAGGATACTCAGCGAACCGAGCTGTGGTATGGCCCGGCGAACAACCTCGCTGCGGCGACCAAGCTGGCCGACCTGGCATATCCGCAGGCCGATTACCGGATGCAGTCGCTTCTGGCGGGCGCAACCTTGTTCTTCTGGGCGCGCCTGGTGGACCGGACCGGCAACGTCGGGCCGTTCTATCCGGTGGTAGGCGGGGTGATGGGCCAGGCCAGCTCGGACGCCGGGCCGATCCTTGGCATGCTTGCCGGTAAGATCAGTAAAACCGAGCTCGGCCAAGACCTCCTCAGTGAGCTGGATGGGCTGCAGGACCAGATCGACGACTTGGATGCACTCGGCGGCTACGTGCCTACCCAGGTTTACCTGAAAGGCCAGATGGTGGTGGAGGCGGACCGCATCTACCAAGCCAAAGTGAATGTCCCGGTCAGCAACCCACCGCCGAACACCACTTACTGGCTGGACGTTGGTCAATCGGTCGAGACGGCCAATGGACTGGCGCAGCAGGTGGCGACTAACACCGCGGACATCACAGAGCTCGATGGCGTTGTCACGGCCCAGGCCAGCACTACCAATGCGCTGCGTGCGTCCGCACGCGACGACAGCGGCAGCGGGGCAAAGGCTGATGCTCTTAAGGGGTGGGCCAGCACCGTTGCGATCTTCGAAGAGAGCAAAGTCCGAGCTACCGCCATTGAAGCGGAGGCTAGCAAGACCACGCAACTGCAAGCCACGGTCGGTCAGAACACCTCGGCAATTCAAGAGACCTCTTCGGCTCTGGCCAACACCAACGGGCAACTGCAGACGCTGTGGTCGGTGAAAATGGAAACCACGGCTGGCGGCCAGAAGTACGCCGCATCGTTCGGCCTGGGCCTGCAGGTTGACCCGTCCGGTGTTTCTTCGCAGTTCGTCGTAAGGGCTGACACGTTCATGCTGCTGAACTTGGCGAACGGTGTGCCGGTTTCGCCGTTCTCGGTCGCTGGCGGGCAGACTTTTATCAGTTCAGCCTTCATCCAGGACGGCACCATTACCAACGCCAAAATCGGCAATTACATCCAGTCGAACAACTACGCCGCAGGGCTATCGGGGTGGAAGCTGTTCTTCGACGGGACCTTCGAGATCAATGGCTCGTTCGGCGGGCAGGCCCGACAGGTCATCAATAACCGAGGAGGCAAAGTTTTCGATGAGAACGGTGTGAAGCGCTATCAGTGGGGGGATCTTTCCGCATGAGTTATGGAGTAAGAGCATGGGGGCCTGATGGCCTACTTGAACTTGATGAAAATTCATTCACGGTAAGGATTGTGTATACCGCCATTGTTCAGAAAGCATCCGGTGAGAATAGGACAAGGTACATACCCATTCCTGGAATAGCGCCTGAAACACATTCAGCCGTGTGTTTTCCAGCTGGCAGCTATGACACTTCAGCTCAAAACATTGCTTCAATCCAGTACACACCCATTATTAGCAATGGCGGGCTGACACTTCACTTTGGCCATCCAGGATCGCGTGAGGGGGCGCCTCTTGGCATTGGGGCGCAAAGGCTTATGGTGGTGAGGTATCGATAATGTCTTTTGGTGTAGAGTTCTCAAATAATAATGATGTTGTTGTGCTGGACTCAGAGTTCGCACGACTCTGCGTTTTACACAGGGGGAACTGGTCGAATGGTGGATCTGGAGTCTCTGTTGCATTTCCATCAACAATTACCAGTTCTGAGCCTCCACTTGTATTTGTTCGAGCGGACCAGTCCTGCACTATGTGTTTTTGTTTGATCAACGGATCCCCTGGCGCGTGGACTGGGTTTTCTTTTCGGGGAATTGTAGGGCAAACATCTTCGGGGAAATGGTTCGCTGCTGCATTCCAGTCGGCGCCTGTAGCGAACTATGGATTTCGAATTTGGGATGCCTCGTCGAAACTTTTGTTCGATAGTGCAGCCCCGGCGGCGCAATTCACAAGAACAATCACAGCATGGACCTATCTTGGGTCCGAGCAAACTAGCCAAGGAGTGTACAGACTTAGCTGGACTGCAAATAGTCCACTGAATACCGGTGATTATTTAATGCTGAACAACATTGCTATGGATGTGGCAGGCCTTACTTCCAGGCAGGGCAACCAGTACGCAGTATGGGATTTCTCTAACAATCGGCTTGTGATGCAAGTGATTGGGGTAGATATATCGTCATCTTTTTACACGCCGGTTGTATTCGCCAGGCCGGTTTCTTGAGCATTAATAAATAACACTGCCTCCCCATGATTCGGGGAGACTCCCTGGAGAAAAATATGGTCTGGCAACGATCCGGAACAGTTTCTGTTCAAAACGGAAGCACCACCGTTGTAGGTTCAAATGTTGATTTCGCTGCAAGCTCTCGTAATGGAGATTCGTTCGTTGGTCCTGATGGTGCGACGTATGAAGTTGCAAACGTGGCTAGCTCGACCGTAATATCGATTCTCCCAGCTTACAAAGGCCAAACGGCAAGCGGAGCAGCATACGCTATCATGCCGGTCCAGGGTTATGACAAGCTTCTTTCTGACGCTTTCAACAGCCTGGTCAATCAGTTCGGGTCCAAGCTCGCTGCGCTTGGGACAACCGGGAATTACGACATTCTGCCAGTGATTAAGGGCGGCACTGGCAACACAGTCAGTTTGAAGACTGGTGCTTACGCGGAACTGGTAGGGTCCGCAAGCTCAGGTGCAATATTTGAAACTGGAACTAACGCGAACGGTAGCTATGTTCGGTTTGCGGACGGAACACAAATATGTTTTGGCGTTGTATCCAGATCTTGTGCCGCGACCAATGCATTAGGATCACTGTTTTATGGGTATGCAAATAGCATCACGTTCCCTGCTGGGTTTGTAGGAGTGCCAGCGTTCAGCTGTCAGTCTTTTAGCGCCGGGGTTATTACATGGGATGGCAGCGGCGGATCTACAGCATCCATCGGAGTTCCACTAATAATCTCCACCGCGTCCCTTGCTGCCCGAACTTACACCTGTAACTATATAGCCTTGGGTAAATGGAAATGATCATTAAGCTAGTTTCTACTCGAACAGATGAGACTCTTGAAATAATTAAAGCAGGCGATGCACTGACGATTAATGGGCTTTTCCTCGACTTCGGCCCCTTGCCAGATGGAGCAACGCTTCCAGCTCAAGCTGTAGCGTGCGAATGGATAAACGATCCCGTTGAACGAGTGGATGGTCGTTTGGTGGTCACTATCACGATGCCTGTAGGCCCCGACGCGGGGAGGAACTCTTGGTATCCAGTTGATATTGTCAACCCTCCGGATGGCCGAGTAGTACTGCCTACTGACTTTGATCCAAAACCTGATAAGGAGATTGTCGAGTGATTGACTTCACCCAGGCGGTTACTGCCGAAAAGAAACGAACGGACGAATACCTTGCAGCACTGGAAAACGCCCGTGCACAGCGGCGCGCCGCGTATCAGATCGAGTCGGACGGACTCCGTCTCGAAATCGCGTACGACGCGCTGCTCAAAGGAAATCAGCCCGACTTTGGCCCGTGGGTAGAGTCAGTAACCGCAATCAAAGAGCGATTCCCGCTGCCCGTCGCCCCGTAGTAAAGCGCAATAAGCAGAGCCGAATCCCGCCATGAGCGGGTATTTTTTTGCCTGGAGAAAGCCATGCCGATCACCGAGCAGCAGTTGCTGCAGATCCTTCCGAACGCCGGCCGCCAAGCCGGCGTTTTTGTTCCTGCGCTAAACACGGCCATGAACCGCTACGGCATCGTGAGCACCGCGCGCGCCGCTGCATTCATAGCCCAGGTTGGGCACGAATCCGGTCAACTGCGCTACGTGCGCGAGATTTGGGGGCCAACTGCGCAGCAACTCACGTACGAAGGCCGTGCCGATCTGGGAAACACCGTCAAGGGTGACGGCTCGAAGTACCGTGGGCGTGGACTGATCCAGATCACCGGGAGAGCCAACTATGCCGCATGCGGGGAAGCCCTGGGCCTGGACCTGATCAACAGGCCCGAGCTGCTCGAGCTGCCACAGCACGCGGCGATGTCTGCGGCCTGGTTCTGGTCCACCAAGGGGCTGAACACGCTGGCGGATCAGGGGGAGTTCACGAAGATCACCCGCCGGATTAATGGTGGTCTCAACGGCCTGGAAGATCGCTTGCAGTTGTGGGAGCGGGCGAAAAAGGTGCTGGCATGACGCCGGTACAGAAGCTGGCCGGTTTGGTGGTGCTGATCCTGGTGCTGATGGCGACCGCCTCCGGCGTCACCTGGCAGGTGCAGGACTGGCGGATGGGCGAGAAGCTTGCCGAGCAGGCCGGCCTGCACAAGGACGACCTGGCGGCGATCAGCAATGCCGCCGCCGCCCAGTCCAGAACTGAGCAGGACAAGCGCCTGGCCGCAGAACAGAGAGCGGCCGCCGCAGACCAACAACACTCCCTGGAGCTTTCCAATGAACAACGCAAGCAAGCTGCTTTGCGCGATCGCCTTGCCACTGCTGATGTGCGGCTGTCAGTCCTTCTCGACGCCACGGATTCAGCCAGTGACTGCAACGTGCCTACCACCGCCGGCGCCGTCGGCGTGGTTCATGCAGCCCGTCGAGCCCAACTTGACCCAGCGCATGCTCAAAGAATTATCGCCATCACCGACGACGGGGATAGCGCCGTGATCGCGCTGCGGGCGTGCCAGGCTTATGTCAGGGCTGTGGCCCCCTGAGTACTTTAATTTCCATCAGAAGCCGCTGATTCTCCCTGAGTAGGTGGTCGCGCTGGCCGGTAATGAGATCGATGGGCCGAAAGCTTCCTTCGTCAGATGGCTCAATGCTCGTCGTCGAAATTCGATCAAGTGCTTCTCTCAGCGCTTCCTCCGCCGAAGCCTTGCCGGTGGCGAGCAGGTCATTCATCTGCACCAAGCCGGCCACATTGGCCCGGGCCTTTCGCAGCATCGCCTCGGTTTGGATGAGCTCGTCCTCGAGCAGGGCGCACTGGTGTTGGTACATTTCCAGGGGCGTGGGGCAGCCAAGCCACTCAGAGGTGTCTTCGTCGATGTTCATGGTGGGTAAACTCAAATGCTGTATGTGTATACAGTAATCGAGGCTCTACAGATTTGGGAGTGGTGTTCGTCGGCAGGACGCCGGGGAGGGTGGTTAACTGTCTAATACTGCCTGGCTTTAACCCGGTTTTATTGCCCCTAAAGTCCCCAAAATGACGCTAGGGTTTTAGACAGAGGAACCTTAAAAGCCACGCGTAACGGGGCTCGCGCATCGATCAAGCCCATACTGCTGCATCATGGGGGTGTGGGAGGACAGGTCTGAAGTGGTTTTACTCATTGGGTCGTAGGCAAATTCGTTGAAAGGAGTGGGGCAAATGTGGGGCATTCCGCCCTGCGATTTTGCGATGGGCGCAAGGTTAACACGCGAGGTCGGGGCTTCGCAGGTCGCGTACGGTTAGTAAAGTGCAGGACGAAAGTCAGGGGCGGAGAGCAGGCTGTAAGAGCCGTTATTTTGCCCTGCGGCCACTGGCGGGGAACAAGCCTCGGATAACGCCGAGAAAAGCGGCAAACAAGTTGATTGAGGTTGCGGTAGTGATAGCAATCAACACGTTATCGGAAAAGGGGGCTTTGCCGGAGTAGTACGTTGACCAACCATTCCACACAAGTAACACCGCCCAAAAGATCACGCCGCACGCAGCAAACCAGAAAGCACGCCCCGCATATTTCTTGCGCAGCAGCCGTTCAGCCTTCTGATCTTTCAGGTTTTGGTTTCTTTCGTCGTCAGCGCCTACTGCCTGCTCGCCTCCGGGTTGGGAGTCCTGGTCGGGCCCTGATGCGGGGGGCAGGGTCAGTTCCAGGGTGTCGAGTTCCTCATTCACGGTTGCGGCTCTTTGGGTGAATGAGCTGCGCCATTTCCTTCCAGTCAATGGCGGAACCGTCCGCGCCCCTGAGTGCCCAGGCGGTACCTTCCTCGTGGGAGAGGTTGGACAGTTGGGTGCCCGACCACTTGCCGTATTTATTGATAATGCGGTCAATCAAACGATGGGCGTAGGTGTCGCTTTCAGGAATTCTCGGGGTTACGAAGACGATGTCTTCGACGTCGGGCTTAAGGTTGCTGAGCAGCGACGTCACCGGGCGGCTGCCGTAGGATTTCAGCTCATGATAGAGCGATGGAATGACCG